CTAATTGTCCCCAATTACCGTTTCTATAAGCAATATCGCCTTGCTCATAGTACAACCACTTAGCTGTGTTTAAATTCCACCATAGTTTTCCAACGTTCTTTGTAAACCAAGCTGCGTCAGGATCTACTACGGTTTCTTCTGTTCCGTTGGTATAAATTGCTGGATCGTACGGTGTTTTAAAATTAAGTTCCTGTTCTGCAAGTCCTAATATTTTTAATTTAATTGGATCAATAAAATCAATGTCGCTTATCTTAACATTTTTATCTGCATCAATTAAAGAAATATTTTTAATTTTAGAAATATCAATTAATTGTTCTTGAACGGCTAATGTTTTTAAAGATTTAACAGAAGTATCTTTTCTAAATGTTCTAACTAAACCGTCACCGTTATTGTAGTTAGGAGAACCAACTACAATAACATCGGATGTTGCATCAATGGCATAACCAAAAGATTCATTATTGGTTACGTCTGCTTCTAATTTTTCTGTTAAGAAATATTTTCCACTAACTCTTTCAAAAGAATATACCTGTCCCGAATAACCGTTAAATGTTGAAAATATTGTTGAATTTTTATCAAATGTAGTTCCTGTTTCAAAATATGCATAAGATTTGTATGGAGCATTTTTTGCGCCAACAACTATTCTTTCTGTTCCAGAACTAATAGATACATCAGAACCAAACAACAAATTATTATATTCTTCAAAACTTTCTAATTTTTGTTTTAATCTCCATTCTGGATTTGTTAAACTAGTTGCAGAGAAATAATATACTGCACCTTGATTTTGTAAATTAATATCTGCCTGAGGAGCACTAATAACAATGTGTTGACCTGTTGCATCAACATCAACAGAGAATCCAAATTTATCACCAACGGTGATAGATTCGTTATTGCCAGTATCATCAAATAATCCAATTGATCCAGCAGTTATTGTTTGTTTTAGTTTGTAAACACTATTACTATCTCTTTGGTAGATATAAACTTTACCTGTTGAATACGGAATAGTGCTGTCGCCCACGTTAGTCCATGGCAATCCATCGTCTGGGTATTCTCCAAAACTTCTATAGGTTGCTGAATCTACAGGATCTTCAGGACGAACATTTGTTAGTCTATGATAGTAACCTTGATATTTTACAACATCTCCTGCAATATATTCTTGGGTGGCTGACCAGATTCCTTTATAATTTGCAAAGTAAATACCATCACTATCAGCAACACCGACAACTAATATAGATCCATCTTTATTCATTGCCATTGCAGAACCAAACATATCACCTTGTTTTGTAAGTTCTGCTAGATCACTTTCACTTAATAATCCAGACGAAATTGTTGATCCGTCATCTTCAATAGAAACGTTTGTTGGTAAAGATGATTGACTAGATATGTCATCAATTTTTATCCAGTCGGGTGAACTGATACTAATGGTACTACCGTCACCGTTGGTATCCTCAACCGCTTTCCAGTAGGAATTATTCCACCATACAATTGATCCTTTTGGATATTGTCTAGCAGGATCTGAAACATATACTCCAATATAATTGTTATTTTCGTGTTGTTCCCAGGCCAAAGTTTCACTATTATACCTGTAAAGATAAATTCTACCCCTGCTATCTAACGAACCAGGAGCTGAAACAGCCATCCAATAATCTGAACCAGATTTTGAAATAGAAATATTAGATCCAAAATTTTCATCAAACGCAGGTCTTGGACTTACTAGTGTAGTTGTTAATGACCAGTTTTGATTATTCCAAACATAAATCGAAACAGCTCCTTGATTTCTAAATCCTTCGCCACGGCCAAAATTTGGATCATAAGTTAATAAAGATGTAGGCTCCCAATCATTACTTTGAATATCAATTGTACTGCCGTCTCCTACTACTGCTGTTGTAGCCTTCCACAATTTTCCAGCATATTCAACAACATCACCTATTTCATAATTTGCTGTAGGATCAAAAACACCAATATATGCTGAAGGCACGCCCGATGCTCTAGGACATCCAACTGCTAAGAAATGTCCGTCAGGACTTACTGCAAGTTCTTCTCCAAAAGAATTAGAAAGCAACAAATATAGTTCAGGCTCAGGGGCAAATGTCTGTTTAATTTTTAAACCTGTAGGTCCCTCAACATAAACAAGAACCATTGAATTTGAAGGCATGCTTGTAATAGTTTGTTGTAATCTTTCAACATAACAAACTGCATGTCCTGTTCCTTCGGGCACGGTAGTTCCATAATCAGTTAAGGATTTATAGCTAAAGACTTTATTTTTTTGTACAACTTCCCATAGTCCGTTATCATTAGAATCAAACCACAATTTTGAATTGTTAGGCAATAATGCAACATATTCTTGATCTATATCCGATCCAGAAGAAAATCTAACATTGTCTAATCCGTAAACACGAATTAATGTACTTGTATCAACTAATGGATCTTTAGCATCAGATGCGCAGGCAATGATAACAGAAGTAAGAGTTACTTCATTAATTTTATAAAAGCCGGTTAGGTTAGGAACATCGTTAATGCCAATGTAATCGTCAACAATAAAAGCGTGTCTACGATTAAATGTAATTTCAATTGTTGTACCTGTTTTAATTGCTGAAATTAAAGTTAATAATGGCTTTCTAGTAAATCTTAAAACCGTCCATGCTGAATTATCGAATGTAATCCAAAAATGGTCGCCGTCTTTTACTTGTGTAATATCTAATGTTTCTAAATCTGATCTATTCTTAATAACAAAATCAACTTGGTCAAGTTTTACGTAACCCGCAGACTGAAATTGATCAAAATCTGTTTTAGGAATAATCGAAGTTGTAAAAGGCGACGGAGCATTTGTAAAGTCCGATGCAGGGATTCTTAGATATTGATCAAGTATTACTCCTGTATAAGCCGATGACACAAATATCATTGGCTGAGGATTTACTTGTAAGGAGTCTTTATTAAATGCAAATTCAACTTCATTTAACTCGTCTACTCCGCCTAAGGTACCAACATTAAACGCCCATTCTTCGTTTAAAACAATACTATCTTCTGTTGTTTTGCTTAGTTTATCAAATATTTTAACAGCGGCATTTAATGTACCTTTTTCTCTAATAAAACCTTGATATAACTGAAATTGTGTTACGTCATCTTCTGCAAGATTTTGTAAGTATTCTCTAGTTTGATAACCGATGGCGTGTCGACCAAGATCTCGTTGGCTTGACCCAAGACCATCTGCATCAAGATTATAATAATCTTCAAATTGATTAATTCTATAATCAAAGTTTGGAACTAATCTCTTGTTCGGTGTTGAATCAAGTTTAGTCCAGAATGCATTTACAAATTGATCGGTAGATGTGTGATTAGATTTTGTTACCCAGTTATAACTTTTGTAATTAACTATATCACCCAATCTGTAATCAGTATAAGGTTGCCATGCTATAATATTAACATTATCAAATAAGAATCCGGGACTTGTATAATCACCGTCCCAGTCAACGGTTCTAAAACCTCTTGCCTTAACTCTTTCTTGACGATAGCCTGTTGTTTTATCATAGATAACATCATTGAAAACGGTTCGGTCATCGAAAATAGCAACGTGTTCTTTTAACACTAAGTGAGCTTTAAAGAAATAAATTCCTTCTGCTGTGTTTGTAGTTTCAATAGTTATATTTTGAAAATCTCTTTTTATGTTTAAGAAATTAGGAGTCAATGGCTGACCGTCACCTCTAAACACTTGATATTCATAAAAGCTATCTAATAGATTATCAGGAACACCAATTGGATAAGATACATCCATTTTTTCAGCAGCAGGACTTAAAGTTAATAAAGATCCAGGAGCCCAATTATGCTGTGTCCAGTACATAAATTCTTTAGCACTAGTGAACCAATCTTGAGTTACCTTGCTGTCTGTATCGTATCTATCAAATTTAAATCCTTTAGAAATTAGATATTGTTCATAACCTAATAAGAAATCAACTACTCCTTGGATTGTGCCGATGGTAGTTCCATAACTTATTTTTTGTTCTCTTATGGTGTTAAATGTTCTTCTCTTAAATGCTTGAACGTCGTCTTTCTTAGGAAGGTCTGGAAGTTTTTTCCACAGGGTTAAATCAAATGTGGATCCGCTTTGATGGCTTTTAACACTTCTATAATATTCATTATTATATCTTGCTACTACACCATTTCCATAAAATTTATCTTCTGTCCAATTAACAAAATTTTCAGAAACTCCGCCAACTGAAATAAGAGGATCTATTTGACTAATCACCGGAGCAAAATATGTAAAATGCGGATCTAAAAAGTCATAGCCGCTAATTTTCCAACCGTTGGTCATTTTTTCAACAATGACCGCGCTATAAATTATACTTGCAATTGGAGCACTAACATTATAATAAATTTCCTGATTTTCTACCGGAACAAAAATATTTGCCGAAGTAGAATTAGGATTTTTTGAATCTAAAATAAATCGTTGTTGTGTTTGATCAACAAATCCAGATAATCTATGTGTTAGGTAAACATCGATTTCATCTAATTTTTCCTGCAACACATTTTCATTAATATTATGGCTCTTTAAATAATCTACAATATAAGAAACTAATCCGCTGGTTAAATATCCGCCAGAACTTGATCCAACTAAATCTTCAACTTTAACAAAGATACCTGTATCGGTATGTACTAATTGATTTAATTTGTTTCTTACAATTTTTGAATTGTCAAAATTTTTGCCTACAAATTCAAAAGGTCTTAACAATGCCATTCCAATAATTGTTGCAAATGGATATTCACTACTGCTATACCATGCATGTTCTGCAGGGGAAATATCGCCAAAGTTAAAATCCCCTTGATTATTAATCAAAGAAAAATTTTGTGCTAGATTTGAATCTAGAGGGCTTAATAGTTTACCATCTCCATCTACAGGAATGTGTGTTAACAAAGTAGATCTTACATATCGTTTATGAACACCTGCTCTTGGACCTTGTCTAATTAGGCCGGCAGCCAGGTCTTCCCATAAAAGTAAATTGTTTCTAGTGTATGGTGCAGGTCCGTATTCACTTTCCCACCATGTCGGTTTAATAGAAAATCCTAACATTTCCCATGGGCAGCGATGTGGACGATCTGTATCGTAAAAATACTTGTAGACTCCTCTCCACCAACCTGGTAAATTTTCTAATCCGGCTGGGTCAGACATATTAGAATATGTATAAGTGAAAGAATTTTCGCTGTCAAAATAGCTATTACTTACATAATCGATATTTGTATCTGCAATCCATTTTAAAAATTCTTGTGTGTTTATTTGTATAATTTGATTGTATTCAAATATTCCAGTCTTATAATATCCGCCAGCGGTTGCATCAATATCAAATATATTTTCATCATATTCTTTTTTGATGTTATTAAAAATTCTTAATTCTAATTCAAGAAGCGCATCGTCTCGATAGTCATTAAATGCTGTTGTAAGGCTACCGTCGTGTCCTTGAATCATATATTTTGGTTCAACAAAGGTGTCATCTAAGAATTTTTCAGGTACAAACTTTTTAAACAATCCAATCTTTGTCGGTGTTTGAGGGATATGATTAAATCCTGAAGAAACATATTCTCTAATTTCAAGTATGTCTCCAACATTAAGTGTTTTTAAAATATTAACAAAAGAAAAGTCACTATTAAATTCGTAATCAAATCCATTAATTAATTGTTGATTATTAATGTATAGGTAGACAGCTCGATTACTTAAAGTTTTTAAATCAAATTTATCTGAAATAACAAATGTGTTAATATCTGGATCTTCAACTTCGTAAATTAAATTTGTATATGCTCCGCTACCGATCATATCAGAATTTACAAACGGGCTTGAAGGATTTTTACCTCTTGTTAATTCATTAATAATATTGTCAACTAGCTTTGGAATATCTCCATCAAAATCTAATTCTCCAGAAATTTTAATAAAATTATGTTTAAAATCAGTATAAGACTTTTTAGCATATCGGAGAGCTTTAATTAAATTAACCTGCTTATCAACTAGCAATGTTAATGCAACAGGTGCCACACTTTCATGTTTTAAAAATCTCTTAGTATATGCCTGGAATCCATGAATGTCTCTTAAAGAATTATTTCCTACAACAAGTCCAGAGAATCCATTGTAAAATTCTAATCCAGACGAAATATGATCAACTGCTTGTCCAAACGTAAAATCTGTTAGTTCGTTGTTTAACGGATTTTTTTCCAAACCTACAGGAATTTCATAATATCCTTCTTCTGGAATTAAATTACAAAATATTTTTATTACAAGAACATCTTTTACAGCAAACGGTGTAGCAAAAATAAAATTTCCACCTTGTCTTGTATATGATTCTGTATAACGCTCTCCGTTCTTATAAAAATAAATTTCGTCTTGATCAGTTACTTTAAACCAATCAACGGTATTAAAATAAACCGTGTCAGTTGCTGTGGTAATTACCTGCGAATCAATGATTGGTTGTAGATATTTTTGTTCAGTTTCAATCCAATGATTAACATATTCGTCTGTTAGGTTAAATTTACAGAAACCAGTATTAATATTTTTTGAATATGATTTTCTTAAAACTTCATAGGTAAAGGATTCTATATCCCATACAAATTCAAAACTTATATCTCCAACGTTGCTGATATTAAGATAGCTAATTGGAAATCCAAGTTCTAGGTCAACAACTCCTGTGCTTTCTTTGTATGCTAAAATTTTAGTACCGCGGAATGTTGAAACTGGATACGTATCTTTATCAGAAAAACTTACACCATTTTCATCAAATGCATCAAATAAAGGTGCTTGATTAACTTTAGTTTTTTCTTGGCTACTTAACCAAGCGGTTCCATCATAGTAGAACATTGTTCCTTTATTTTTCTTTCCACGGCGAACTAATAAGGTTTCTCCAATGATGGATTCAGTATCATCAACTTTTATTAAGGTGATTTGATTTTGACCGTTTTGAGTGAAGAATTTAACTTGATAAATTTTATTATTAGCTAAACTATCAGTGTCGGCCGTTACAAGAATTCTTGCTCCGTTAAACAACGGCTCACCGTCAATACTATAACCAGTACTTCCTTCAATTTTAGAAAATACGTCTGACGTAAATGTGTCAATGTAATCTACGGTTTCCTTAGCAAATACTCCGTGTTCGTATAATTTTAAATTTGGTAAAAATTCTATAATAGGACGTTTTGCTCTAGCTGCTTCGTCGTGGTAAAAATCTTCTCCTGATAATTTAAAAGAAAGTTCCAATACACTTCTATGAAACCAACGATTATATCGTGACCAAGGATTTAAATCTTTACTACTTTTAGCTATTGTGATATAATCTTTTGTTCCCGGATACGAGCTTGCATCATCAAAAGGTGCTGTGTCAAAACCTTCATTATCAAATAATACTTCTGGAACATCTGATGTTAATACAGGAACAACTAAATCATCAAAGTTGGTCAATGAGATTGCTTTACCAACACCTTCAACTAACCAATTTCCTTTTGAATATTTCTCTGGGGTAACAACACCGCCAAAATTAACAATCATACCATTGCTTAGTTCAATTCCGTTGCTACTTGTATATGTTGTCTTTCCAATAATATCATCGTTAATATTAATTTTTGAATTTTCTTCAATGTCGGAAATAATAAACTGACCAAATTTATTTGGATCAGTAATACTTTGATAATAAAGAATATCCGGCGCATCGTAAGGCACATCAAATGTTAGTGTTCCATTCTCAATGCCAAAATTTGTAATTCCTTTAGTGTAGTCAAGTGCTGCTGAATTTGCATTTACAATTTCAACAAATTCCCAGTCTTGAGATTCTGTTGTTATTGTGCTACCGTCGGCCGGAGATACTGGAACTTTTGCTTTCCATACAGAACCATTGAATACAACAATAGATCCTTGAGGATAGAATAAATCAGGATTAAATGTCAATGAACCAGTATCATATGATGTTCTAATAACAAATCCGTTACCCGGAACATTTACAATAAATTTGTATTTTTGTCCTCTATATAATGTTATTCTAGGATTGTTTGTATAGCCGTCTGGAGAAAAAATAAAAGAAGACGCTTCTCCGAGCTTAACTCTATATGTGCTTATTACAGAAGAACTTTGGCCTAAAATTCTAATTGGTGGAGGACCGCTTGGCATCCAAAAATATTCTCTATAATTAATAAACTTATCCCAGTCAACAGGAGGGTTCCAACTATAGTGCTGGTGTTGATCAATTAGATCATCTCTATCTTCATTATTTCCAAAATATTTTAAAATATTTTTAAAGTCAATGAAGTCATAAAAATTTTGTGTCTTACCATCTTTTTTAAGAACAACGCCAGGCTCCAACTGATATCTACTTCTAAGAGTAGCGTCGGTATCTAAATAAATGTCTGAGCCGTTGTATGTTTTACCGTATCTACGCCCAACATATCCTACGTTCTTCTCTAGTGTACCAGGTTGCAGTAACGGATCTAAAACGCCGGATAAAAATTTATCATTAGCATCTGTTTGAAATACCTTTGGTAATAAATCAGATGACTTTCTAATAGGTAATTGACTTTTTGGAAAAAACTTTGCCATTCTTAAGTACTCGTTGAAGTAATAATTGTTCCAGAAATTGCACCAATTTCTGCTGCATTAATAGATGTTACTATTTCTATATCATCTACGGTAGCACCGCTTACAAAAATTTCATCTGCTCTACTTTGAATTTCAAACAGACTACCAAACACCTGAGATTGTTGTCTTGGTACAATAACCATGTTAGTAATGTCAGGCGCTGTTGAATTAATCACATAGGTTATTAATTCTGAAAGATAAAATTTATCTCCAAAGTCCCAATTTGCCGAATCAAAAAATTCATTGATCGCTGCAATAATTCTAACCTTTAAATCGTTATCGTTGATTGTCTTTGATGAGTTTTTAACAATTTTAAATATTGCTTGTAATTTTTCATCTGCGGTTTTTCCGAATAACACTTTATATGAAACTGGATGATATACAATATCATCGCTTATAGATTTAATTGCACTCAAGTTTCCGCCAAATGCAATTCTTAAACTTTCTGTTGTTGGCGGTTCGGGCATTTTTGTTAACACACCTTGCAAGTAATTTCTAAAATCTGTGTCATAAGAACGTGTTAATAGATACACATCAATAATATTACTTACGCTTGGATCGATACGGCGGTCAACATTTGCATGGTGCAGATATTGGAATTTAATTCCAGCCCTACCAATGTTTGCTCTAAAATTACTTTGAAGAACAAATGTATTTGTTGTTCTATCAACCATTTTTACAACATCTTCAGCAATGTCATAAAAATATACAAGTTGGCCATCGGTATAATCTGTAACCTTGACGTCAATTTCTTTAGCCGCTAATACAATGTCATTGTTTGTATTATCGAAATATTGAAATATTTTTGCTCCGGTGTCGTCGACCGTTTCTTGGAAAAACAAAAATTTATTTGCTGAATCTTCTCCAACAATTCTAATAAACTCGTCTGGGTCATCAATAACTCCGTCGTCGTCAGAATCAGCAAACGCAATTTTAATTGCATCGGTGCTTTGATATCCATCTTCAAAACGAATACTATCACTAATTTCAAAAACAAGATCTTGTTTTAGATAATCTAAAAGACCGTTGTCGGTATTAATTCCTAATACCTTGATTTGATCTTTAACAACCTTGTTTGTTTTGCTATCGTAGATTTTTTGATTTGAATCAAAATAGAAACGATTTTTTCTAATACTAGCAAAAATATATTCCATGCTTCTAACGTGGACAACATACTTGTCTGGTTCTTTAACAAACGCTATGATCCATGAAGAATCAATTCCAGAGTTTGATGTGTCGCCTGCTTTACCAAGACTAAAACTATTGATTAAATCTAGATTTGCGGCTGTAATAATTTTCCAGGCGGCAGATTCAATATCGTATCGCAAACCAAAGTTTAAATTTGAAAATGCAAGGTTTGCCATTTCAGTTTCAAATGCATTAGGTAAATTTGAAACCCACTTTGGTACTATTTGAAAAGCTACCGAACCCGAAGGAATATTATCACTAAATGTAATTGGGCCTAGGCCTGTACTTAATACTCCACGGCCCGCATTTGTACCGTCACCAACAACTCTAACAACCTTAGACCAAATATATGATTTTTGTAAAGGATCTGTTAAATCTTGAGTAACAAGTTTTCCGTTTTTAAATGCTTTGCCGGCGGGCGGAACAAATTTAACTATTGAATCAGGTAAAAGATATTTCAAAGTATTATTTGTATAAACACCTGTTTTTAATAATGACGAGTCAACTCCACTAATAAAATATCCTGTTGAACTATTAGTTGATGTGGTTACTGAATTCCAAACCGATGTTGGATCCGTAAACAAAATTTTTGTATATTTTGTTATATAAAAATTAAAAACATCAGTGCTGTCAATTAATGGCTCAATAGTATTTCTAATAAAGTTATAAATTTCAATCTTATTTGTAAATTTAAACCCTAATGTTGTCTCAACTTCGTTTTTATAAATTAAACCGTCGTCAGCGAATACATCAATACTTGAATATTTTCCGCTGGCATCAATAATATCAAAATTTCTGCTAATACCGCTCGATGTTCTATTAATTGCTTTAACTTTAAGAATATCTTGACTGCTGGTTAAAGGCGCAAGATTATAATCTTCGCCTGTGATCATTCTGTTTTGTGTATAATAAGATGCTGGTGCATTTGCACGAATACTATCAATACTTTCACTTGGAGTTGAGGACGATACGGTATATTTTAAACTCATACTAATTGTTAATGTATGAGCTGATCCTAATTTATTAACATAAGGTATAGATATGCTGATTCCTCGCATGTCGCTAGGAGTTATAGAGTAACTCAAACCATTTGAAACACGATAATAAATTCTAAAATTACCTTGAGGTAAGTTTCCGTATACTCCGTCTGAGAATAATAAATCAACTTTGTCTTTGTCTTTAGTTACAACAGAATAAATGTTCTTGACCTGATTGACCAAACTATTATAAGCAATATTGTTTCCAATTAAATTTGGAACTTGCAACCATTCTGTTGTTTGTGCTCCAACAGAGTTTAAAGAATATAACCAAATATCGTTGTTATTAATTCCTTCGGCGTCAATAGAAACTTTTTCATTTGTCGTAGGAACTGCGATTGAGAAATCTGCTAATTCTAAACTACCTTGTTTAAACATTAAGAAGAAACCATTGTTTAAACTTGCTGGTCCTTTATTGTCATTTTTATATATAAATCCTAGTTGATTAGCAGGCGTAGGTGCTTCTTCATAAATTTCTTCTTTGCCTTTAAAGGTTGTGCTAACAAGCTCGAAAGACATTCTTCTTCCTGCAACATTTTTACTAAATGTGTATAATGGAATATCTCTGTTAGATGTTCTTAATCTATATTGTTCTGTTCTAATACCGTCAATAGTACCAGATCCTTGGCTTCGGCCAAACTCTGTATTGTCTGCCATAGCTGCATTAAGGACCAATAGGAATTGCTCGCTCCAATTTGAATTAGTAGGATCGTTCCAGATGATAATTTGTTTAGATAAATTTTTTCCGTTACTATCAACAATATCTTCAGTTGTTGATATGGTGTCAAATTTTAACAATCCCTTTGACGGAATATTTCTTTTAGGAGTATAACTCAACATCCTAGCAAGTTTTAAAACACTTTCTTTACGCTCTGCTAGTTCAATAAAATTTTCACGACTAGCTAAGTCAATACGGAAACTTAAACTCTGTCCTAAAAATGCAATGGCGTCAATTAAAGCTAAGTATTCGCTTGATTCAATATAATCATTAAAATCTTCAGGATAATTTTCGCGAATATATTCAATAATGACCCTGCGAAGATTTTCAAAGTCGTAGGATTTGAAGTCAGCATTTTTAAATGTCTGATAAATTCTAGTCCAGTCTTCGTTGAGAATTAAGTTATTTTGTCTTGATGTAGCTGTCATTTTATAGTCCTATTCAATATTTATCGCGGAAAATAAACTGGTCAGTTAACTGAGTAATTTAACTTGTCAAAGTCAAAAGTCATACGCTCGCTAACATTAAAAGGCAGATATACTAACTCTGCTTCTATTCGAATTCCTTGATCTGTGCTATCGACAATTACTGAATTAACAGCAATTCTAGGGTCGTAGTTAATAATTTCTTCAACGTCTTTAGCAATTAATTTTTTTACTTCTTCTGTAAATTGTTCAAATAATAAATCCCAAATGACCGTACCAAATTCTGGGTTTTCTAACTTTTCGCCCTTACGAATGTAAAAATGATTAATTAGATCTTGTTTAACAAGATCGATGTCATAGAGTTTATATCCTTTTTTTGTTTCTGCTGAACAAAAACCTTTATAGGTAAATTCTGTAATATTTTGATTTCCAACAGATGCTATATTACTTGCAACCGTTTTTTGATTATATAATTTTGCCATAATTAAGCATCCCTATCCGTGTTATCCGGAGTAACAAATTGTGGCGCTTGATTTTCATGCAAAGGCCACGGTTCGTGCATTGGTATACGTTTCATAATACTTTTAACAGGATCAGGTTTAATATATTTTGTTTTAGCCCAATCAAGTGTTCCGTCTGTTACTAAATTGTCATTTAAAGTTAACGGCAATGCTTTTGTAGCAGGTGTTGCAGCTGGACCGTTCATGTCAATAGCACTTGCAGTTTCAAAGTGGTGAGCACTTTTTATATTGCTGTTTCCTGCTGCTGTAATGTTTGCATCGCCGGTTGCATTTAAATGAATACTTCCTGCTGTTGTTAGATATCCGTTAGCTCCAACAACTAATTCTAAATTAGTAGTTGCATCAATATGAACTGCTCCTAATACACTTCTAACATTAAAGTTTCTTCCTGCTTCTAAATTAATATCTCTATCAGCACGAATGTTTAAATCTTGTTCAGAGTGAATACTAATGCTATCTTGAGCATAGATATCTATTTTTCCATTGCTGGTTAATTCAACCCAGGCTGTTCCTCTAGCATTACCAATATAAATCAAATCTTCGGAATTGTGCATCAACAACTGATGGCCTGTTCTTGTACGTACCCTAAAGTATTCGTTATAAGGAATATTTTTATCTCCCTTATTTCCTTCGAGATATTCAACTCCTCCTTCACCTGCAGAAGTTTTTCGGTAATATCTGTCATCGCCGTCGTCAAATACTAATTGTGTTCCTCCTAGTCGGCCTACCGGAACCGGAGATATTGTTGCAGAATCTTTTCTACCAATATTTGATTTTTTAGCACCGTCTCTTTGATCTAATGGACCTGGAGTTAAAATACCAAAAACCATATTTGGTACATTTCGTCTTACGGTAGATGTAGTTACTCCTCGTGCATCATCTTCAATTAACCCTTGTTCTAAAAATCTATCTGCCATAGGATGCACTGGTTTTTTAATCTTGTCTACCGCAGTACTTTTAGTTAGATCGTTGGCTTTTCTATTGACTTCTGCAACTGGTAACGGCATACTAGTTGAATACTTAGATTTATCTGTAGACGAAATATCTACCACATCAGTACCGCCGATTGCTGGAATCATGTTATTGGCAAAACGGCTAGGAACACAACCAATAAAATATCCTTCAGAAGGATTGCCATCTACAAATATAACCATTACGGTTACGCCAATATCCGGTGGGGTAAACCACATGCCGTAGGATTTTTGTGTATCGTGATAGGCATCTGCATTGCCGGTGTTTTTGCCCATAAATTCGTAGGCAGTACTTCCATAAAATGGTGTTAAGTATTTTACAGGATATGTTTGGCTTTCGTCACCAATTTCGTTTGCAGAATCTCTAAGTAGTGTAACTTCTAATCCCGACATAAAAGAAGGATCAAGATGGCTTACCACCTTAGCAAGATAAGGGCCGTTGCCTATGCCTTGACTAGATTTTTGATTCTGCGGTTTTCTAACTGACTCTGCCATTTATTACCTCAAGCAAAATATGTAGGTGGATCTGACGGTTCACCCTCATCACCGGCATCATCAGTGTCAACAGGAGATGACGATTCTGGTTTAACTTTATCTGTATTGTACATAAGAGTACTTTGTTTATCTGGATCAACTTTGTCATCAAGATCGTTAGGTTGTAGAGGCATTCTAATACACTCTAGTGTTTGTTTAAACAATCCTTCAGAAAAATTATTTTGACATTTAATAACTTTATAAATGCCGCTAAAGGGACTATCTGATTCTCCAACAAACAAATAAGTTCCTTTTTCTTCCATTGGTTCAATCGGTGTTCTAAATCTCATATAGATGAATGTATCACCTGCTTCATAGTTTGCTGTCCCGTCTTCGGTAATTTGATCTGTGGCTCCTGGGCCTGCAAAATATCCGCCCATGCCGCTATCTACCATCCAGTAAGGATCTCCAATAATTTCTGCTGAAATTTTTACCATTTCAGCTTGAGAACTTTCAAGGAATGCTTTGTGAAAATTATTAGCAACTACTTGTTCATCAGTTAAATTTCCAGAACCGCCAAACGGTAGTTTAATAGCATTTACATCCTGTGCAACCGGCCTACTTCCTGTAGGACTCTTAGCTGCTGTTACTCCTCCCGATCCTTTTTCAACTTCTGCTTTGTTTTGTTGCGGATCGCCTGATGTTTGTAAATCTTTATTTGCAAGGCGGCCTGCATCTTCAATTCTATTTGATGCAACTGCGGTATAAAAAGAATTATTAATTTGTATATCAAATCTTAATAAATCATTATTTGTACCTGTATAGATGTAATTGTATTGTTTAACTATTTGTTCTTCTAACTGGTCATATCCTAAAGGGACTGCATTAGGATTTGTAAAAACCGAATTATGAATTTTGTATGGCATTACTCTAAAAATAATACGTTTTGAATATTTTTTAAATTTAGGATCCCAATTCAAAAGCTGTGTTTGAACATCAATTCTAAACCAATTAATCATACCAGTTGGATCAATATTAGATTCTTTTAATGCCTTAGCTGCATAATCGGATTCTTCAATGGCTTGTGTAATAACTTCTAATATTGATTGTTTTTGAGCATAGTTAAATGTTCTTTCTTTTGCATTTATTGAAACTTTATCTCTATTAACTTTTCCTGTGCTTTCGTCATATGCATCTTCTGCTTTTGGGGCAACATAGTTTCCTCCTGAGTCTGCCTGGAAATTAAAACTTGCATTGCCTATAGCGTTTGAAATAAAAAATGCCGGATCGTCCTCTGGATTAGCATAAGATGCACTTTTTGAAATTACTCGTTCATTTGATGTGTTTATTACTGCTCTGTTGTCTGCATCGTCTGGTCCAACTCCAGGGATTGGATCAAATGAATTTTCTGGAAAATGTATTTCGTACTTGTCTGGGTACGTTTTTAATTCAGGAACAGATTTTTGTTCGTGCTCATTAAGAACCGTTGTTAAACTTCTTTCTCTGCCTGCTAATAATTCTTTTACGGTACTTCCTGTGATTGCTATATCAGTTTTTAATGCTGTGTAGGTTTCAGAAAATCCTTCTTGATTATAAACAATGGCTTCAAATTTATAAGTGCTTCCAGATTCTGTAACATTAAAAGTTGTTTTCTTTAACAACATTAAAAAGAATTTTGGTTTTATAGAAGCATAGGATTTCATATCTTGATCAAATCCTACAAATTCCATTTTTAAACAATATACTGCTTCTTCAAGATAACTTGGATATCCTGCTGCCAGAGCCGCAACCTGAAGACTCTGTAAAAACAATCCCATGCTGTAAGGTTCTATAATTTCAAAGGTAAAGTTAATAGCATTTGAAGAGCCTGTAGCAGGAGTACCTGTCATTAAGGTATCCATAGAAAAGTTTTGAATAAAGTATTCAGGGGCTCCGTAGGCTGTTGCTGCTCTTTCCTGATCATATCTTCCGCCAGACGAAAATACAACTTGTTTTTCAACGAATGCAGAATTTCTGTATAGGTAAGGATTATTTGCTTCCTCGGGTTTTAAACATGCCAACGTCCATAAAACATTATATGATGCAAATTGTTCTAACTGATTAGCAAACCCTCGTTGTTTAGGTTTAATATTTTCTTTGCTACCTGCACTAATAGTTGCTCTGGCATCAGTTCCTGCAGGTGTTTTTCCCTGCAATAAACTTAACTTTATGTCTGATGAAGTTTTTGCAAAACCAAGTCCAAGGTTTGATGCTGTTGCAGTTGGATCGATTCCTGTACCGTCTGGTTTAGTTAATGCTGCACCAAATACTTGACCAATGTCTCGTAATCCTAAAGCCATATTATATTCCTAAAAATCTTTCTAGATTGCTTTTTTTTGGAAGATAAATTTCTGTTCCGGGTTCAAAATCATATATTGGATCTTTAATAACATCCATATTTCTTTGAACAAAAACCCACCATAGTTTTGGTGTTCCATACAAATCATAGGACAATAAATCCGGTCTGTGTTTGTATTGATTTTCTATTTTGTATTTGAAATCATCAGTCTCTGCAGGAATGGGTCTGATAGACAACAATTCAAGATACAAATTGTTTTGTTTAGTAAGAAAATAAGGTGAACTTTGTCTATACTTTGCCATGTTATAGGAATCCTGTTGTGTTTGCTGTATTGCCAGAAGCAAAATCTTCTAAACTAAATTGACGTAGTCTTGCTCTGTTATAAATTGGCGATACCGTCACCGAGATAGTACTTAGTGTCGGTACCCATGTTGGTTGCGACATTGTATCTGTTTGACATTTAATGTATTGAACATCTTCTTTAAAATCAAAACTTGTTGCTTTGATTACTACAGGAACGGTGTTGAATACATTACTTCCATAGCCGGTTAGTTGACAAATAATAGGCGGATTACCAACGTTTGGTCCTGTACCATAAAACATTTTAGTAACGGTTCTTAACCAAGTGGTGGCAGCTATCCAGTAGTAAGCATCTTTTTCAGTTTCAACTGAAAACTCTCCACTAATTTGAATGTCTTCAATAGCACTACTCTTATAGGCCTGGAATGGATATATATTATGCACAGGATCTAATTGGCTGTAGTTTGCCTTTGAAGATACCGTGATGTTTGGCAAGTATGGCCAAGCGAGTCCGCCGGTTTCCTTAAGAGTTGCGTCAAACAAAGGAGAGTTAAACAATTCCCAATTGCAGTTGATTCTAACACGCCAATCATTTCCTGGCACTGGTGTCATTGATACTACCGCGCCTCGTGTTTGAAATAACTCTGCATTTGACGGTAAGTTTATTCCTCTAGCAAGACTTAGAATATTGTTTAATTGTCCAGCGGCTTTGGAAATAGCACCTGCAACACCAAGTAGTCCGCCAGCAATATTTCCACCGCCTAATTTATTAAGAGAGGTAGCAATGTCAGAAGTAACGTTACTAATAGCACCAACACCCGTACCAACTTTAGATACTAAGTTTTGTGCTTGTCCTGTTATGCCGCCTAATGCTGGAAGGCCGGCGCCTCCAATTGAGCCTGTTAATCCTTTAACGCCTGCCATTCCTTGGTCAATTGCATTACCAACACCCGCTGTAACTCCATTTAATCCGCTGCCTAATCCGCCGGAAAGACGAGAAGTTACAGAATCTAAATTTGTTTTAGATAAAGAAGCGGTCATGTTGTTTAAGCCGGCTCCTGCTTGGTTAGCGGCTCCGCTAATACTTTGAGAAACATTGTTAACTAATTGGGCTAATGGATTAAGCGATAATGGCATAAAAAGACTCCGTTTAGTCTATTTATTCTTGTCAAAATGTGCTATTATATTAATAAAAGGGAGATATATACTGAATGAATACCGTACCTAAAATTAAGTACCTAACAAACAAAGACTTACTAAGAGAGATACATTTAAGCAAAAATACATACTGCTCATGCACAGATAAAGCATTTTTAGAGTATGATATGATTGTACCAAACTTGTCCAAAATTAATATCAGGACAATTGCCGAAGCAAAAAGAAACAGAGCTTCTAGGTTAGCAAAAATTAACCACGAAGCAGCAATGTTAGCGCAAGGTAAAAAAATTCCCGCAAAAGAATTTGAAATAGACTATAAAAAAATTGACAAGAATGATGTAGTCTTTAGAGTTATGACCTTTGAACATATTCCTCTTGCTCCAGGAAGAAAAAAGACCGTTAAAAATACCAGCGACGGTCATGAAAAAGTAAATTTTCCGCCCTTTCAACATTGGAAATTTGATACCAACGGTAATCTAATATGTGTTGTAAAAAGCCACTGGAAAGGTGATATTAACACCGGAGCATTTAGCAAAGACCACGGCCAAATGACTAGTAATCTAGCTCGAATGTTTTTAAAATTATGTGACCGATATGCGACTAGAGGCAACGTTAGAGGATATACCTATAATGACGAAATGAAAGGGCAGGCTATTTTACAGCTAACACAGATAGGACTACAATTTGATGAAAGCAAATCCGATAATCCTTTTGCTTATTATACTGCTGCTGTCACTAATTCATTCGTGCGGATCATTAACATTGAAAAACGTAACCAGAACATCAGAGACGACATACTGGAAATGAACGGTATGAATCCAAGTTGGACTCGTCAATGGGGTAGTGGTAGTGGTCCTGCTACCGCTCCTGTTACTATCGATAATGGTAATGATTGGGATTGACCTTTAATAAAAATTATATTAAACTCGTCATATGAATCTATTTAAAAAAGCCGCATGTTTTACGGATATACACTTTGGATTAAAATCAGGAAGCAGAACTCACAACATTGATTGTGAAGAATTTGTTAAATGGTTTTGTGATACTGCTAAAGAAGAAGGTGCAGAAACTTGCATCTTCTTAGGCGACTGGCATCACAATCGATCAACTACAGATGTTAGCACTATGAATTATACGGTGTCTAACCTAGAACGATTAAACGCATCTTTTGAAAAAGTCTATTTTATTTTAGGCAATCACGATTTGTTTTATAAAGACAAACGAGAAATCAATTCAATTGAATTTATGCGATTGTTTCCAAATGTAACTCCTATTAAAGAACCCTTTACAGATGGAAATGTAACAATACTCCCTTGGTTAGTAGGAGACGAATGGAAAGATATTCCAAAAATTAAAAGCAAATATATTTTTGGACATTTAGAATTACCAAGCTTCTACATGAATGCTATGATTCAAATGCCCGATCATGGCCAGTTGCAAAGAAACCATTTTGTAAATCAAGATTATGTGTTTAGCGGGCATTTTCACAAACGCCAAGCTACAGGAAACATAGTGTATATTGGTAATGCATTTCCGCACAATTACGCCGATGCAGGTGATGACGATCGAGGTATGATGTTATTAGAGTGGGGAGGCAAACCCCAATACAAAACTTGGGCTAATCAACCAGTATATCGTACCTACAAGCTAAGTCAAATAATTGATACTCCCGACGCATTGTTAAGACCAAAAATGCATTGTCGTGTTACTATTGACTTACCTATTACATTTGAAGAAGCAAATTTCATTAAAGAGCAATTCATGCCGCAATACGATTTGCGAGAATTAATGCTTATTCCAGAAAAGGTAGAAGTTGAATCGAGTGCTTCGCCTATCGATATTGAATTTGAAAGTGTTGATACCATTGTTATCAATCAAATCAATGCTATTGAAAGCGACACATACGATAAAGGACTCCTATTAGAGATTTATAAAGAACTATGATTAAAATTAAGAATCTAACCGTAAGAAATTTCATGAGCGTGGGTAATCAAACTCAAGCCATCGATTTTGACCGTGGTCAATTAACTCTAGTCTTAGGTGAAAATCTAGATCTAGGAGGTGATGATTCTGGGGCTCGCAACGGTACGGGCAAAACAACTATCATCAATGGCTTGAGTTATGCGATCTACGGTCAAGCCCTGACTAATATTAAACGTGACAACCTTATCAACAAGATTAATCAAAAGGGAATGTTAGTCACAATTAGTTTTGAAAAACACGGCGTTGAATATCACATTGAACGTGGTAGAAAACCAAACTTGTTAAAATTTAGCATTAACGGTCAAGAACAAGAATTACAGGACCTTGACGAATCTCAAGGCGATAGTCGAGAAACACAAAAAGCAATTGAAGATGTATTTGGTATGAGTCACGAAATGTTTAAACACATTTTAGCGTTGAACACTTATACTGAACCGTTCTTATCAATGAAGGCTGCTGATCAAAGAAGCGTTATTGAACAATTACTAGGTATTACACTTTTATCAGAAAAAGCAGAAAATTTAAAAGAACAAATCAAACAAACAAAAGATGCTATTACTTCAGAAAATACTAAAATAGAAACAATTAAAGCTAGTAATGAACGCATTCAACAAAGCATTGAAGCGTTAGAGCGTAAACAAAAAATGTGGAACGATCAAAAAGAGTCCTCTCTTGAAAATATACTTAAAAGTATTGATCGTTTAATGCAAATTGACATTGAAGAAGAAATATCAAATCAACGAGCATTAGTTGAATGGAATAAAAACAAAAAAGAAAAAGATAACCTTAATTCTTTAATTGCTAAACAAACAGCGGCATTAGAAAAAGAACAAAAAGTCCTTTCTAAATTAGAAAAAGAGCTTATTAGTCTTGCAGATCATAAATGCCATGCTTGTGGTCAAGAGTTACATGATGACAAACATGAAGAAATGCTTGTAGCAAAAGCTCAACAAGTTGAAGAAAGTAAAGGTTCTATTAACGAACACTTAGAAGAACTATCAACTCTTAACGAAGCAATGGCATTATTAGGTGAGCTAACTGCTTGTCCAAAAGTAACTTATGACAATTTAGAAGAAGCACTTAATCATAAAAACACATTAGATGGGTTAGAAAGAGATGCTACTATTAAAGAAGCAGAAGAAAACCCTTATGATGATCAAATCTTAGAATTAAAAAATACTGCTGTTCAAGAAATTGACTGGAATAACCTAAACGAACTTGTAAGAGTTAAAGATCATCAGGAGTTTTTACATAAACTTTTAACAAATAAAGATAGTTTTGTACGTAAACGTATTATCGATCAAAACTTAGCATTCTTAAATCAACGATTAACTCATTATCTAGATAGAATAGGATTGCCTCATATTGTAGAATTTCAAAATGATCTTAGTGTTATTATTACTCAATTAGGCCAGGACCTAGATTTTGATAATTTAAGTCGAGGTGAACGCAACAGATTGATTTTATCTCTATCTTGGGCGTTCCGAGATGTGTGGGAAAATCTTTATCATCCTATCAACCTGTTGTTTATTGATGAGCTTGTAGACAGCGGCATGGATGCCAGCGGAGTAGAATCAAGTATTGCGGTACTTAAGAAGATGACTAGAGAAAGAAATAAAAATGTTTTCTTAATTTCTCACAGAGATGATCTAACAAATCGAGTAAATCATGTGTTAAAAGTTATTAAAGAAAACGGATTTACCAGTTACAGCAACGATGTGGAGATTATAGAATGATTTATGACTTTTATTATGTTAAAGAACTTTATACACCAGAAATGTGTGAAGAACTCAGGACTTTAATTCTATTACATTATAATAGAGACGATTCTGTAAAAGATGTTCCTGCAGATGGAGCAACTAAAACTGCCGATGTAAAATTTATCAACAGAAAATTTATATCCCCCGAATTAGAAAAATTTTATGAATCAATTGGTGTTATTAACAACCTTGCTTTTAGATTTCATCTTGACGCAATTGGGTACGAGTCAATATTAAGTTACAATACCTACGATTCTAAAACCAACGGCGAATATGATTGGCACACCGACGGGAGAAGAGATGGTATTAAGGATATTAAATTAACAGCATTACTAAACTTATCTGACGAACCGTATGAGGGCGGTGATATAAGTTTATTTTTCAACGGTCCTCATGTAATTGAAGAATTTAGATTGCCAGGAACATTGTTAGTTTTTCCTAGCTGGGTTCCTCATAAAGTTGATCCAGTAACCAAAGGCACTAGAAAAACACTTATTCAATTCTTTGAAGGCCCTCCTTTGTTATGACAACAGAATCGCACGATCGTATGATTGCTGCTTTTCAGGAATATTTTAAGTGGCAAGAACGATTTGAATACAAAGGCTCAGATGAAGCAGGCATTAAGGCACGATATTGGCTATCAGAAATACGCAACGAGGCATCAAAAAGGCGAGTTGAGATACAAGAAAAACGCGAACAACGAAAGTTAGCCAGAAAAGGCATGGTTGGAAGACCGCCTAAAATAACTAAGTGAGTGCAATGGACGTATCAAAATCAACCAATAAACGAAATACCAGAAGGCTATATTGGCTTTGTTTATCTCATCACGAACACACAAACCGGGCAGAAGTACATAGGCAAGAAATTAGCACAATTTAAACGTACTAAACCACCACTCAAAGGCAAAAAACTTAAACGTAGATCCGTAGTTGAAAGCGATTGGCGCGATTACTGGGGTTCTTCTGATAGGTTAAACGCAGACGTCCAAGCATTAGGTCCCGGAAACTTCACTAGAGAAATACTTTATCTTTGCAAATCCAAGGCAGAAATGTCCTATTTAGAGGCAAGAGAGCAGTTTGAACGCAGAGTTTTAGAAACTGACGAATATTATAATGGCATTATAAACGTCAGAGTAGGCGGTTCAAACATACTAAGGCAACGCCTAGAAGAACATAAAAAGGCAAAATAAAGCGGTTTTTGGCTAGCGCAGGCCTTAACTTCATGCGCTCTAAACCTGGTCAATCGTGGTCGCAGGGACGGAATTCCATGCCGCAATGGTACTCAACTACTACCCATTTATGGATGAAGATCGCTTAAAACCTGCGATTTAGTTGTTTGAAAAGGATATGTAAAGGTAAAATGAGGGGAGAAAAACCCCACGTGTACATTAGTGATAGCAGATTAATGTATACCGCCGTTGTGTAAAGACGGAGCTCGAGGTACCGGACAACCGCCTCTGTAATGCTCTACTGCTGTGTGACATGGTTCGACTCGGATAATGTTTTTTCTTTGCCCGGCAACGGGCAAAGTGTGACTGAAACGATCTGGATAATGCTAAATTTGCGCTTCGCGCAAAATATATTTCAACTGCATCTTTGAAATAATTAAAAAAAAGAAAAGTGCTTTGAGCGAAGCGATAAAGCAAGCGAGCGTTAGCTCGCTTTTCAATAAATAAGTAGTATATCAATTTTGAGTCTTTTATGAAAATATCAACATTATTAGAAAATCATCAGTTACTTGTCGAAAGACATATGCACAACTCACGATTAATATTAGAGGAAAGCTGTGACGGTCTTAATAAGGAACAACGCAGAATTGTTGAAGGCATTTATAATGAAATGCTACCTCTTATCGAAGCTAGTCTAAGCCCTGAACAGGTTAAACAGGTATTTGGATCTGTAGAGCAAAGTGTAAGTGCAGGTGGTGGTAATAGAACAATGCTGGGCAAAGGCATCGATGTTGCTAAAAAAGCAGATGAAGTAGTTAATAAAGTTGGTAAATGGCTACAGGATACTACGCCTGTTAAGAACATGGACCAAAAGTTTGAAGATTTAAAGGCTAAAGTTGGTGCTAAGTTTCCTGAGCTAGATAAAACTCTAACTGGATGGGGAACTTGGATGAAAGAAAATCCAGGTAAGTCAGCAGCGATTATTGGTGTGCTTACCACTCTAGCAGCTCTTGCAGGTGGCCCAGTAGGTGGCGCTATTGCAGGTGCTATTATTCGTAATTCGTCTGAACTAATCAAAGGCGAAAAACTTTCAACTACCATTGGCAAAGGTATTAAAACAGCAGCCTATGGTTTTATTGCTGGTAAGACCTTTGAACTTATTGGCGATGCACTCAGTGGCGGAGTTGATATTATCAAAGATAATCTATTCCCTGGTGCTAGAAGATTAAACATGACTCAAATCTTTGATGAAGTTGGGGGAGAGTTAGGATCACGTTCTGCTAACTTTGAAATTAAAGGACTAGTAGGACAACCAGCAGATATTGCAGATGCTAAAGAGTTATTCATGGATGCTACTTCTGCTTGGCAAGCAGGAGATTATGCTCAAAGCGACAAGGTATGGCAAGTTCTTCAGGGCATGATTGATGATAAATTTAATAATCCAGAGTATATTGCTCAGATTGCTGCCACAGCAGACAAGCGAGCAATGTTAAAATCTGCTGCCGAAGGTGCTAAAGAAGTGTTTAAATTCTTAGGCGCGGCTGCGCAAGGCGCAGTTGCAGCTGGTACAGGCAGCAAACAACCAAAACAAGAAAGTTATTATATTCAAACTAGACCTTTAAGTGAAGGTCAAGTATATCTAGTGTTTAATCGTGTGTTATCAGAAGCTGGCTTTATGGACAAGGTTAAAGCTGGAGCAGGCAAAGCAGTTGATTGGGCCAAGACAAAAGGTCATAACATGACCACACAGGTCACGGCAGACAAGTTAAATTCTGCTTGGCAAAAAGCAGGTGCTCCTACAGATTCAGAAGAACTAGCAAAGTTTTTACAAGATCAGGGCATTGATGCAGGTATTGTTACACAAGTTTATAGTCAAATGAAACTACCACCACCCGGTCAGGGCGGTGCCGATCAAGGTGGCCAAGGTGGCGCCAATGGTAAAAAAACAGCTACACTATATGCAGAAGTTAAATCAGAGTTAGCTAAGTTAGATAAGAAAAGTAAAAAGCGTATCATGGGCTTCTTACAAAAACAATTAGGAACTGCTTAAAATGAGATTAAATGAATTCATAACCGAAGATAAAGAACTTGCCGAAGGCCCATTGATGAATAAAATTGGTAGTGCAGTTGGCAAAGCTGTAGGAACTGCTGCCAAAGGCGTTGGCGCAGTTGCAGGTGGTATAGCTGGACTTGGTGCAGCCGCTAAAAAAGGATTTGCCGCAGGTAAAAGTACGGTAGCAGGTGCAGGAGATGACGAAGAGCCCGCACAAGGTCAAGCAGCAGGTGGTCAACAAGCAGCAGGTGGTGCCGGTGGTCAACAAGCAGCAGGTGGTCAAGGAGGCATAACTAAACGTCAAGTTGCTCAAGATATGTGGAAAAAAGGAAAGATTGGTCAAAATAATCCTTTCCTTAATGCAGCCAAGAAAGCAGGAATGCAAGATACAGATCAAGAAGAACCCGCACAAGGTCAAGCAGGAGGCCAACAACCGGCCGCTAGCGGACAACCAGCACCTGCAAAAGGAAAACCAGCAGCAGGCGGAGCAGCACAACCTGATGCATCTGGAAGAATTGAACCAACTATGGAACCCGCACAAGGTCAAGCAGCAGGTGGTCAAGGACAAGATCAAGCTCAACAAGGCACGCCTTATGCACAGGTTAAAGCTAAGATTGCTAAACTAGATAAAAAAGGTAAACAACGAATCCTTGCAGGACTACAAAAAGAATTAGGCGCACAACCAGCAGCACAAGAAAAACCAGCAGCAGGCGGAGGTGCATTTGGACAAATGGCAGCAAACTTAGCCGGCGAACCAAATCCGGCAGTAAGCACTGGAACAAGCTCAACTGGTGGAACAACATCAAAGGTTGGTGGAACAACAACCCATACAGCAAATCCAAACAATCCTAATATGCAACAACAACCAGCACCGGAACAGCCAGCTGCAACACAAGAACCCGCAGTTGAACCTACAATGCAGACAAAGAAACGTGCTCCGAGAAAATCAAGAGCTAAGGCTCCTGCTCAGCCTTCGGTGCAAGCCGCTGGCAAAGTTAACACAGGTAATCCTTTGGCAGAAGCACTTGAAAGAAAAATTGAAGAACACAAAAAGAAATTGTTCACCGAAAATGTTAAATCAGGTGCAACAAGTATTTTTAAAAAGTAATTAAAAGAATGGGAGGCCGCTTTTCTTAGTGGTCTCTAAATTATCTTTGATAATCTCGCCAATAATTTGGCGCTCTTCATAACTTAGATTCATACCTTCACTATAAGAAAGTCCTCGCATATACCAACAAGCCTTGAGGACATCCTTTTTAATCTCCCTAGCCTCTTTTTCTAATTTTGAAACAAGATGTAAGATCTCCGGCCTTGGGAGGTTTAAGACCTTACTGCGAAAAAATTTGATTGATCCATTACTAAGTTAATAGTATATTGATGATGACATTCTGTACACTCGACTTCTTGAGTCTGTAGATCAATTCTACCTTTCATTTCTGTTACATGTTTATTAATTGTATTAAACACATCAGTTGATGCATTGTTAATAAATTCTTTAATCATAACAGAATCAGTTACGGTAGCTTCTGGCGTAGTAATACTAGTGATACATCCTGCAATAACATCTACGGTTAATTCGGTTAATTTAATAAAACTTTCGCCAAATTGCTCTAATTTTTCTTCATCTGACAATGAATCGTTAGTAACAACGTTTAATACTTTTTGTTGTTCTAATGCTTTAATACTAGCCTTAGTAATTTCTTGATATGAATAAGGTCTAATAGTAATAGTTAACGGTGGAACTTCAAGTTGATCTACATATCTAAAATTATTAAGTTTATCAAGATAACTCACAAGATTAATTTCAAATGTACTTCGATTACTGCATTCAGGGCAATCCGCATCAACTTCCATCATTTCACCGTAGGTTGCTGTTCTAATAGCAATTAAAACAGCATCTAAATCTAAACTTGGCATTTTCCAAGGATCTTTAATAGCAGGCACACAGCTTTTTATTAGTTCAACGGTTGCTTGACCATTCATTAACGCATCGGGAGTTTTAAACATAAGTTCGTCCTTAGCGGTCATAGCATAGACAGCGTATTCGCCATTCTCACTCTGATCCAATACTCCCGGCGGATAATATTTGCCGTGACTTGGTAAAGTTACATATAACTTTGGTTGTCTAAAAAACGCTGCCAACGGATTTGTTGGTTTAGCAATTGATGGATTTTCTACCATTTTTTAACCCCGATAAATAAAAAGTAATCATACGTATTTATGTACGCACTTTTCTGGGATTTTGAATAATGGCAGAAGTAACCGGTGATCTAGGCGGTCAACCAATTGAATTAAACAACGCGGCTACCGAAGCCACCCTCAAGGAACTTGTCCGTGCTGTTGCTCTGTTGGCTGCTAAACAAGGCAAAGACGGCAAATCTGAAAAACAAATTGCAGAGTCGATGAAAAAATTCTACAAGCAACTTGAAGAATCATCGGACGGATTTAAAAAATTAACCAAACTGCAAAAAGAAAAGATAAAACAAGACGAAGAAGAAAACAAAGCTCAAAAAGAAAAGATAAAACAATATCAAGAAGAACTTAGAGCCCAGGAAAAATTTATTGAAGGGACAAAATTAGTTGCTTCTGGATTTACAAAAGTTGCTAGTAGTGCCAGTGCATTAGGATCATCATTCTTTGGGTTAATGAATGATCTTGCCAATATGGGAAACAACATCAATGCTGTTGGCGGCATTATTGGCAAGATTCCAATTTTTGGTGGAGTTCTTGGGTCGGCCTTTGGTGCTGTAGCAGGCGCTGCTACAAAAACTTATGAATCGTTTAACAAAGCAGCAAGTGTTGGTGCAAACTTCGGAGGAAGCATTCAAGAAATGCAACGTCAAGTTTCGGCAACAGGGCTAACACTTGACCAGTACACAAGCATTATTAAAAATAACAGCGAGAACTTAGCATTATTTGGCGGTAGTGTAACTCAAGGTGCAAAACGTTTAAGTGAAATGTCTCAGAAGATTAGAAATAGTCAACTTGGAGACGAACTTGCAAGATTGGGTTATTCAACTGAAGATATTAATAATGGCATTGCTAGATATTCAGCAATAGTCACAAAGAGCGCCGGCGGAGTAAGAGTTTCAAACGAAGAGTTAGTTAAAGATACGGGTGACTATCTAAGAAATTTAGATGCTGTTTCAAAACTTACTGGTAAGAATAAAGAAATACTTCAAAGAGAACAAGAAGCAAGACAAGCCGATGCGCAGTTTAGAATATTACAGGCTAAAGTTGGAAAAGAAGGTGCTAAAAATTTAAACATGCTAATGGATAGCATGAGTGAATCTGAAAAACAAGCAGCACAAACTATTTTAGCCACAGGATCATTAAACAGCGAAGCAGCTCAGCAATTAATGATTACAAATCCGCAGGCCGCAAAAGCATTGCTACAGGCTTCTCGTGATATTAGACAATCAGGAACAATGACTAGAGAAGGAGCATTTAAGATTGACGAAGCATTCAATGCTGGTGCTATTGCTAGTCAAAAAAATGCTGCTCAAGTAACGTTGGCCACGTATGATGCTGAAAAATGGGGCAAGGGTATTGTTTCTAATTTAGATCGAGCCAACAGGGCAGAAAAAGATAACGGAAGTCTAAGAGCACAAGCGGCACAACAAGAATTAGACAGACAAAAACAATTAACAGAAGGCGCCAAAGGTCTTGATCCTGCTAAAATGAAAAGTAACATGGAAAAGTTAGCTGACCTTTCAAATAAATTTATGGCAGCATTGGCTAATAGTCCGTTGTTAGATAAAATGTTGCAGTCATTTACAGCGGCCATAGAAGAACTAACTCCTATATTAATTGAAGGATTGACTTGGGTGGCAGACCATGCAAAAGAAGTAGCTATAGGAATGGGAATACTAGGTGGACTTATAGTAGTTTCAAGCGCCATTACTGCTGCTGCAAATTTAGTTCAAGCAGTTAATGTTTTAGGTTTAACAGCACTGGCATCAGCAGTATGGGCAACCGTAGCTCCTGTACTAGCGGCCGCAGCGCCATTTATTGCAGTAGCGGCAGCGGTTGCAGGTGTTGTTTATCTCTTTAAGAAATTATATGATAGTGGTTGGACATTTGGAACAATTATTGATGCTTTAAAAGATAATTTCCAACGTTTATGGATGACTTTGCAAGATTGGATGGATTCTTTATTAGAGAAAATACCAAATGCAATTGGTGGTATTAGTAAAGCAGAAGCTGATAGACGTAGAGCCTTAAGGGATGACCAACGTAAAGAACTTGACGCTAAAGAAAAAGATAGAGACGATAAGAGAAAACAAAAAGCAATAGAACGTGGAACTTACGAGGAAGATAAGAAAGCTACTCAAGAACATACTAAAACAACACAAGCTGCTACCGCTGCGGCTCAAGAGGCAACTAAAACAACAGAAGCTCAAGTAGAAGCACAGAAGAAAATTAATTACACAAGTCCTGAAGAAACATTTAAAGCCTTTAAAGAAAGAAAAACTATGGGAGGAGGAGCTCCTTCACCTGCCACACCTGCTACTGCACCCGCTGCACCAACAGGAGGACCGGCCCCAGGAGCTGCTGGACCGTTAAATCAAGATCAACAGAAAAACATGGCTCTAGTTGAAGCAGCTCTTAAAAAACAAGGAATTACTGATCCTGCTTATGTTGCTGCTGTCAAAGGCAACATAATGAAAGAAACTGGCGGTAAGAGTATTTCTGAAAATATGAATTATGCTAATACATCTAACGATCGTATTAGAAAAATATTTGGTAGTAGGGCTGCTGGAAAATCCGATGCAGAACTAAATGCTATCAAAGGCGACCAGCAAAAAATGGGCGAAATGATGTATGGTTCCGGCACAGCAATGGGTCGTCAAATGGGGAATACGGAACCCGGAGATGGATGGAAATATAGAGGCAGAGGTTTTATTCAGTTAACTGGTAAAAATAATTATGCCGCTGCATCAAAAGCCATCTACGGTGATGATAGATTAGTTAAAAATCCAGATTTAGTTAACGATCCACAGGTTGCTGCGGAAGTTAGTGCTTGGTATATGAAAAAAGGTCAAGCCGGAATGGCTAGCAAACTTGGTATGGGCACTTCTGGATTATCTCAAGAACAAGCAAACTTGTTAGCAACAAGCCAAATTGCCGGTGGAGACATAAGACGAAAAGGCGCAATTGGAGAAGAAATTTTAGGAAAAGTAAATTCTTATTCTGGACAATTTGCCAAAGGTGGCAGCGTAACTCCATCGACCTCAACAGCTCAAACTAGTGTATCACAACAACCAGCAGCGCCAGCACCAGCGGCAGCAACTGCTCAACCAAGAACTGGTGCAACAACACCTACACCCGCTAAGGCAACTCAAGAAACAGCTGAATCGCAGTTATCGCTATTAAATACTAAGATGGATCTATTAGTTATGATAAATCGAAAATTATTAGAAGTTAACGACAAGCAGCTTACTACACAAAAGTCTATGACGGGCAATGTATATTCTGCTTAAGGATCATTAATTAAATGAGTTGGAAAAAATATTTTACTCCTGTCAACATCGATAACCAACAAGGAACAATGAGTCCTATTGGCAGTAGAGGGCGACCAGGACCTGCAAGAACTAATTATTCATCATTCTTGCCTGACGTATATGCAGGTAATCCAAATCGTGTCGAACGATATATGCAATATGACACTATGGATATGGACAGCGAAGTTAACGCAGCTCTAGATATCTTAGCTGAATTTTGTACACAAAAAGATAGAGAAAATGGAACAGCGTTTCAACTATCATTTAAAGGCAAACCAACCGGAACCGAAGTTAAGTTAATTAAAGAAAGCCTACAGAAGTGGGCAAAACAAAATCAATTTGACACAAGAATTTTTCGTATAGTTCGAAATTCTTTCAAATACGGAGATTGTTTCTTTGTTAGAGATCCAGAAACTAAAAAATGGTTGTATGTTGATCCTGCTAAGGTTACAAAAATTATCGTTAACGAAAGCGAAGGAAAAATTCCCGAGCAATATGTTTTAAAAGATATTAATTTTAACTTTGCAAATCTAATTGCAACAACTCCTCATGCTACATCAAATACACAACCTAGTGGTACTGGTAGTTATACCGTATCGGGCGGTGGATTTGGTAGAGGATTTGTTGGGGATGCAGCAAGACCTCCTGGCACTAGATTTCACAATCAAGTAAACGAAATAACGGTTGATGCAAAAAATGTTGTGCATATTAGTTTAAGCGAAGGATTAGACAACAATTATCCTTTTGGCAATTCAATTTTAGAATCTGTATTCAAAGTCTACAAGCAAAAAGAATTGCTTGAAGATGCTATTATTATCTATCGTATACAACGTGCTCCAGAAAGACGTATTTTCTATGTAGACGTTGGAAATATGCCAGCACACATGGCTATGAGCTTTGTTGAACGTGTTAAAAACGAAATCCAACAAAGACGTATTCCTAGCGCCAGCGGTGGTGGCAATAATTTAGTTGACGCTAGTTATAATCCACTAAGTGTAAACGAAGATTACTTCTTCCCACAAACTGCTGAAGGTCGTGGTTCTAAAGTTGAAACACTACCGGGTGGTACTAATCTAGGTGAAATTACAGATTTACGATTCTTTACAAACAAACTTTTCCGTGCTTTAAGAATACCAGCAGCATACTTGCCAACAGGTATTGAAGAAGCAAGTAATACTATTGCCGACGGAAAAGTTGGAACGGCATATATTCAAGAATTACGATTTAATGAATATTGCAAACGTTTACAATCAATGATAGCGCAAACATTTGATGTTGAATTTAAACTTTGGATGGCTGCGCAGGGCGTAAACATTGACAATAGTTTATTTGAATTAAAATTTAATACTCCACAAAACTTTGCTGCTTATCGTCAATCAGAACTTGACACAGCAAGAGCAGCAACATATTCACAAGTTTCACAAATTCCTCATCTAAGCAAACGTTTTGCACTAAAACGCTTCTTAGGATTAACTGAAGAAGAAATTAAAGAAAATGAATCATTATGGCGCGAAGAAAATGGTTCTAACCTAACACCTACGGATGATGCTGCTGGAGACTTAAGATCGGCTGGCGTAACACCGGGAGGTATGGCGGCAGAAGCGGGTGGACAAGACGCAGAAGCACCCGACGATTTAGCAGCACAAGCAGCTGAACCAGGGGCTGAACCTGAAGCTGCTCCAGCAGCCTAACTTAGGTAAATATTATTATGCTTCTACGTGAATTTTTCTATTTTAACGACAATACAAACGACTTTGGAAACGATCAAAGATATGACGCTTCCAGAGATAGTTCTGTCTTAAAAAAATCAGATACTCGTAAAATTCGATTAACTTTACGACAAATCAACCAACTGCGCCAACAAAGCGAAGCTCATGAAATGGAAGAACAATCAGAGCGTTCGTTTATACAACAGATGTACGGTACTCCAGTTGAAGCACAGCAACCCGCGGAATGAACCAGCTTTCGTACTTGGTAATGGGCGTAGCAGACTAAGATTAAATCATGCTGCCCTGCCAGAATACGGCACTACATTTGGTTGTAACGCACTTTACAGAGAATTTGAACCCGATTTTTTAATTGCAGTTGACGTAAAAATGGTCAACGAAATTATAGCCAGCGGGTATCACAGAACACATTCTGTATGGACAAATCCAAACAAAGGAGTTAATACTAAGTCCGGAGTTAACTTTTTCCATCCGCATAGGGGATGGAGTAGCGGTCCAACAGCTCTTTATTTTGCTTGCGATTGCGGCCACAAAGACATATATATTTTTGGATTTGATTATGAAGGCATAGAAGGTAAATTTAACAATGTTTATGCCGATACATATAACTATAAAAAGAGTTTTGAACCGCCCACTTACCACGGTAATTGGCTAAGTCAAACAGAAAAAACGATTAGAGATTGGAGAGGTAATCAGTTTTACAGAGTAGTAGAATCGGGATCATTTATTCCAGAAAAACTTGGCCCTACATTACCAAATTTAAAACATATAAGTTTTGAAGAATTTGAAAAAAAGTTCCCCGGAACTATATATTCTGACCAAACGAATCAAAAAAACGTCATTTAACCCCTTTTTTTAATCTACGCAGTAAATAAAAACACAGCCTAACCATACCTTGAAGGAGAATTTAACATGGCAGATAAGAATTTATTAAGCCAAATGCTAGAGCATTTGGTTAACGACGATCAAGCAAAAGCTGATGAGCTTTTCCACGAATACGTAGTACAAGCATCACGCGAAATCTACGAAAATTTAATTGAATCTGAAATCGCAGAAGAAGAAGATAAAGAAGACGAAGACATGGACGAAGCTGCACAAGATGATGATGCAGAAGAAGACAAAGTTGACGAAGCTTCCGAAGAAGATAGCGACGAAGATGATCTAGATGAAAACTTCGAAGATGTTGCTTTTGAAGGTGGCGACGAGCCTGAAATGGGCGGTGATCCAACAGACGACCTAGAAGGTGACCTAGAAATGGGTGACGAAGAAGGCGGCGAGCAATCTGAAGAAGAAATTATGCAAGATTTAGAGTCTATTGTTGACGAACTACAAGCTAAATTTGCGCAGCTAAAAGGCGAAGAAGAAGCCCAAGGCGAGTTTGGTGACGAAGAAGGCAGTGACGATATGCCTGAAGAAGAAGGTTTTGATTTAGAAACCGTTCGTGAATATGTAGAAAAAGTTCCAGCAGGTCACGGTGCTGAAAAGAAAGGTGCTGCTGAAAAATCTGACAACACAAAGTCTACAATCGACAACATGAAGAATGATATGGGCGGTACAACTGCTAACATCCTTTCTTCTAAAGAAGATGCAGCTACTTACGCTAACCAAGGCGCATTAAAAGGCAATGGTCTTGAAAAAGGTAAGGTAAGCGACAATCCAGATGCTAAAGGCAACGTGAATGTACCAGGCGGTAACGCTGGTAAAACTGGTTTCAAATCAAAAGAACCAGGTCATGGTGCTGAGAAAAAAGGTTCCGGCGAAAGCGCCGATAACAAGCAAAGCCTTTTCCGTGGTCGTAGATAATTGAGGACAAATAGGTGAAAACTACCTTAGCAGAACATCTGAGTTTTGACCAGGCTAAGATTGTCTTAGAGAGCGAAGGTGAGGGCGACAAAAAGTCGCTCTTCCTAAACGGGATTTGCATCCAGGGCGATATCCGAAATGCAAATCAGCGTGTTTATTCTTCTCAAGAAATTGGCAGGGCTGTCAAGACGCTCAACGAACAAATCTCTGGCGGATACTCCGTGCTAGGGGAAGTTGATCATCCTCAGGATTTACGTATCAACCTCGACCGTGTATCACACATGATTACTAAAATGTGGATGGACGGCCCTAACGGCTACGGAAAACTAAAAATTCTTCCTACTCCAATGGGTCAATTAGTTAAGACTATGTTGGAGTCGGGAGTTAAACTTGGAGTTTCAAGTCGTGGATCTGGAGAAGTTGATAACAGCGGAAACGTTCAAGGATTTGAAATTATTACGGTTGATGTAGTAGCACAACCAAGCGCACCAGGCGCTTATCCAACACCAGTTTATGAACACTTGATGAACAATACAGGTGGATATCAGGCTTATAGAATAGCACAAGAAGTTAAAGGCGACCCAAAGGCACAGAAATACTTAGCAGAGAGCCTAAAGCGAATAATCGCAAGGCTCAAATAACCAGTAGGAGAATCACATGCTAGATATCGTAAAACAATTGTTTGAGAACAATGTGATTTCCGAAGAAATTAAATCGGAAATTGAAGCTGCTTGGGATAGCAGAATTCAAGAAAACCGTGAACAAGTCACTGCTGCACTACGTGAAGAGTTTGCTCAAAAATATGAGCATGACAAGTCCGCAATGGTTGAAGCCGTTGAATCGATGTTAGTTGATCGTTTACAAGCTGAGTTATCAGAACTTGCAGAAGATCGTCAAGGATTGATTGAAGCTAAAGCCAAGTACGTTAAGAAAATGACTACTGATGCGAAAGCATTTGAGTCATTTATTTTTAACAATCTACAAAAGGAAGTGTCAGAACTACACGCAGATCGCAAGTCAGTTGCAGAAAATGTCTCTAAATTAGAATCATTTATCGTTGATGCTCTAGCAAAGGAAATTGCAGAATTCCATCAAGATAAGAAAGATCTTGCAGAAACTAAAGTTAAACTAGTCCGCGAAAGCAAGGCTAAGTTTGAACAAGTTCGCAAGGAATTTATTGCACGTTCAGCTAAAATCATTGAAGAAACCGTAAGCAAAGGCCTACGTTCTGAAATGACTCAGTTACGTGAAGACATCGAAGCAGCCCGCAAGAATGACTTTGGTCGCAGAATTTTTGAAAGTTTTGCTAGCGAATTTGCAACGAGCTATCTCAATGAGAAATCAGAGACAGCTAAACTTCTAAAAGTTGTTGAACAAAAAACTAAAGAAGTTGAAGAAGCAGCTAAAGTTGTTGCAGAATCACAAAAACTAGTAGAGAGCAAAGAAGCACAAATTGCTAAAATCGTTAATGAAGCTAAACGCAAGGACGTTATGAGCGAATTGCTTGGCCCATTATCAGGTGATAAGCGAGAAGTTATGCGCGAACTACTAGAATCAGTTCAAACTGAGAAATTACATGGAGCTTTCGACAAGTATCTACCAGCCGTTATGGATGGTGGAGCACCGGCGAAGAAAGCACTCACAGAGGCTAAAGAAGTTACAGGCAATAAAGAAAAGGCACAATCAATCAGCGGAAGCGAAGAGAAAACCGCTGAAATATTTGACATCCGCAGGCTTGCGGGACTAAAAGTTTAAGGAGAACTATATGTCACAACTACTCGAGTCACGCTGGTCGGAAACCAAAGAGGCACTATTAGAAGGCCTACAAGGTAACAAGCGTACCGTTATGGCAACTACTCTAGAAAATACTCGCAAGTATCTAGCAGAAAGTGCTACAGCTGGTGCTACTTCCGCCGGTAACGTTGCAACACTAAATCGCGTCATTCTTCCAGTAATCAGACGTGTTATGCCAACCGTTATTGCTAACGAGTTGGTAGGCGTACAGCCTATGACTGGACCAGTTGGTCAGATCCACACATTGCGTGTTCGCTATGCAGATAGCTTTAACAGCACAAGTGGTACTGATATTACAGCCGGTGACGAAGCACTAAGCCCATTCAAGATTGCTGAAGGCTATTCTGGTGCAGCTAACGACAAGGCAGCTTCTACAGCAGCTCTTGAAGGCGTAGCTGGTAACAGACTAAGCATTCAAATCTTGAAACAAACCGTTGAAGCTAAAACTCGTAAGTTATCAGCTCGCTGGACTTTCGAAGCTGCACAAGATGCACAAGCTCAACAAGGTATTGATATCGAAGCAGAAATCATGGCCGCATTGGCACAAGAAATTACTGCTGAGATTGATCAAGAAGTTATTGGTAGCTTAAACAGCCTAGCTGGTACCGTATTAACATACGATCAAAACAGCGTTTCTGGTACTGCTACATTCGTTGGTGACGAACACGCTGCTCTAGCTGTTCAAATCAACCGTGCTTCTAACCTAATCGCTCAGCGTACACGTCGTGGTGCTGGTAACTATGCAGTTGTTAGCCCAACAACATTGACACTTCTACAAAGTGCTACAACTTCTGCTTTCGCAAGAACAACAGAAGGTACATTCGAAGCACCTACAAACACTAAGTTTGTTGGTACATTGAACGGCGCAATGAGAGTGTTTGTTAACACATACGCTACAAGCGATGACGTTCTAATTGGTTACAAAGGTTCTAGCGAATCTGATGCTCCAGCATTCTACTGCCCATACATTCCATTGATGAGCAGCGGTGTTGTATTGGATCCATCAACATTTGAACCAGTAGTTAGCTTCATGACACGTTATGGTTATGTAGAACTAACTAACACAGCTTCTTCTCTAGGTAATGCAGCTGACTACCTAGCTAAAGTTGCTGTTACAACAGCTAACTTGAAGTTTGCTTAATTAGTAAATTTCATAAGCGAAATTCAAAAAGCCCCGCAAGGGGCTTTTTGTTTGACTTAAATATTGGTATGCGAATTGAAGGAGAAAAAGATTTTTCTTTACTACGCAAGCATATTCAAGCATGGCGTAGTCGTTTTCCTATGTTTACTCATGATGTTAATCGAATCGAACAAATTATAGAAAATCACATACAAAATTTTGCAATTGCTGGAGTACACTATAGACAAACGCATCAAAGACAATATTTAGAAAGAGCGCAAGCAGAAATAGACGAAATTAACAGAGTAATCGAATTAGTAGAAAAATTAGAGCTAATGGCATTACTTGGTCGCTGATAAATAAAGTATCGTAATGATTTATGCGGTACCCACCGCGTAGACCCAGAACGTCATTCAAAGGAGAAAACAAATGGGACGTCCATTAAGAAAAGATGTCAGAGGTACTGACGTAATTAACACACCAGTTAGCGATACTGGTATTACCGTAAAATTTCATGACGGTAGCTCATTAAGAACAGACGGAATCATCATTAAACAACGTGGTGCAAAAACTTTTGTTGTTGCTAGAAGAGGTTCCCCAACAACTATCTATACTTGTGTTTTAACAAACGGAACACCAAGTGCAGGCGGTGAAATGCAAATCACTGGTTCAACATCTGGAATGTTAGATGCTAACCTAGTAAATTGCGCAAAAATTACTAAGCGTATTTTTACAGACTTTAGCGGCAATCGTTATACATGGTACTTAGAGTCTGATTCATCTGCAGATTATATTGTTCTAACAGCAGTTTAATTTTTAGGAAGTATTCATGGGTCAATATATCCAAGTCAACGGTGACTATAATATAAAAACCAAAACTGGTGGGAAGGTAACTTTAAATACCGGACCGGGTGTGGGAGAAGTTAGGGTCACTGGAAACCTAGTAGTAGACGGAGATACATTAACCGTATCTGCAGAAAACTTGCAGGTTCAGGATAATTTGATCACATTAAACTATGGTGAAACTGGCGCAGGGGTGACCCTGCGCTATTCAGGCATGGAAGTTGATAGAGGTACAGAAAACAAAACTGCTATTATCTATGACGAAAATGATGATACCTGGAACATTGGTAACGGAACACCCGAAAGTGGATATGATTACAATGATAGCAGGTTAAGACTTAAAGAAGTTTTAACTAACGCTGACACTGATGATGGCGATTTAACATTAATTGGATTTGGAACAGGAGTTGTTAAAGTATTAGGTACTGACAACTATCGTTTACAAGTTACCGATCCAGATGACATTCCAAATAAAGATTATGTTGATTATGCAATTTTGAATAATCCAACATATCAATTAAGAAGAGATGATACTCGTGTTGTAGCATTTGATGCTAATGATCCGTTGATACCTTCTTTATCATTATCAAATTCTATCGGACCTTATATTTCACAGCCGAGCGAAAGTTTAGTTTCTATTTTAGTAGACGATTTTGAAGTTGCAGCATTTTCTAGATCACAAATTCGCTTTGCGGGTTTAAATTTCTTTACTGAAGACGCCGCCCCGGGAGCACCATTTGGTACAGCAGATGCCGCTGTTATTCAAACTACAAGTTCAAGTGGTAATATTAAATTAGAAACAAACAGCACAGGTAAAGTTGAAATTACCTATGCGTTGCAATTAGACGACAACGGAGTAACACCAGCTTCGGTTGATAATGCTACATTGCTATACGGCGGAACAATTGGAACAGGTAAAACAGGTTTATATTTTGTTAATACATCTACCACAGACGAATTAATAAGTAAAAGAAAAGCCTTTTTATACAGCGTAATATTTTAAGAGATAGAAAAACATGATATATAGCACCAGACTAACAACAACTAGCGATACACTAGTATACACCAGTAGTACAACTGGGGCTCCAATTGCAGGTCCTGTATTAGGACAAGAAAATGCAGTTACATCGATTATCATCTGCAACACAGGGACTCCAAATTTAACAGACGAAACCGTCAATAGTTCTACAATAACAATTAATTTATGTGCAGGTGGCGGTAGTGCTTCTGATACTAATACAATTGTTAAAAATTTAATTATACCTGCAGGAGAAACCGTATTTTTCAGCGATGAAAAAATTGTTCTAGATGCAGGAGATACAATTAGAATGACTGCAAGCGCAGCAAATCTATTAAGTATAACCGTGAGCACATTGGCAGTATGAGATTTCTTAAACAAAAAACTATTAGCAAATATAGTCCTAGTGATAACACTTTGTTTACTAATCACTATGGTCGTGCAGTTATGGATCTAACCGGTGGTCTTAGACTTCCTAAAGGAACAGAAGCTCAAAGACCGCAAACATCTAGTGTAAGAAATCCGGAAGGAGCTGACGGATTTATTAGATATAACACAGACACAAATTCTATAGAAGCATTAATTAGCGGCGTTTGGGAAGTAGTTAGAGCGCCGGGCGCAACATCAATATACAAACAAACGTTAGGACCAGGCGACGATATTGAAACAACATTTGGCCCGCTGTATTCTATTCCTGCAGCCGATGATAATATTATTGTCCTAGTTGAAAACGTAATTCAAATTTCGGTAACAAACTACAATATATCCTATAATCACTTGGGTTCAGGAGATGCTTATATTGTGTTTACTAGTGCAGTACCATTAGATAAGTCAATAACCATATATTTCGGTTTCGCAAACTAATATTAAAACGGTTAAATATACGTATCAATGGAGCGGAGATACGTAAATGGCTTTTGTTTTAGCAGATAGAGTTAAAGTTCGTTCACATAGCACAGGAACGGGTGATTTCATCTTGACCACAACTTATCCTGGTTTTCAGAGTTTTAATGATGCTATCGGTGACGGAAACGAAACTTATTATCTTATTATAGATAATGCAGGTAATTGGGAAGTAGGTCGCGGTACTTATTTTACAATCACTTCTAGTCTAACACGAGATACGATTGTATCTTCATCTAACAATAATTCTTTAGTTAATTTTCCAGTAGGCGGCAAAAATGTTTCAGTGACATTTCCGTCAAGCCTTGCAGAAAGTTATCTTGTCGGTGGCGGGGGCAGCACCACTGACAGCTTCAAATACATAGCAGTATCAGGACAATCCACCGTTTCTGCTGACAGCTCAACCGATACATTAACTTTAATAGCCGGAACCGGAGTTAGTATAACAACTAATGCTGTTTCAGACTCTATTACAATTTCTAGCTCAGGACAAAGTGTAGAGCTTGCAAACAACGGACATACGTTTGCATTAGATACCTCTGGAAGATTAAATTTAGATTCCTCAATTAGTATCTCTAGCGAATATCAAACGGTAAATTCTGGAATTGAAACTAGTATATACAGCAGCAATGGAAGATACATTCGAGCAGTTAAATTAGTAGTATTTGTTGAATCTTTTAGTCCATATGCCTCGCAAGCAAATGATTTATTGGCTATCTACGATCAGTTAAGTGGTAATGTTTATGTAACGGCTTATGGATTAATTTATACTGGAGCAACCCCGTTGGCAACATTTGATGGAAATTATGTTGCTGGAAGTATAGAAATTACAATAACATCAACGGTTAATGCTAATGTTCGAGTTAATGTATTAGAAATGTTTGGAACTGATTAATTATGTCAGATATTATTTCAGATGGTGGATTTAGCGAAGGGTTTGGTGGCGATGAATATAATCCTGCCTCTGCCCTAGGGCGAATTAGTGGAAAATTATTAAAAGAAAATCTTTTAAGAAACGGTGTAGATCTTACATTTAGAAATACATCAACCGATCCTGATCTTTTATATATTGATGTTAATAACAATAGGATTGGTATTAACAAAGAAAATCCAAATTTTGCACTTGAAGTTATTGGAAAAACTAAAGTTTCAGATAATTTTATAGCCAGCGGAACCACAGCTACATTTGATAATATTGTTTTTAATTCTACAGGCTCAATAACTTCTACCGTGGGTCCTATTATTATTGAACCTCAAGGTAGTAATCCGTATGTTGAATATGGAAAAGTTACAAATCCTAAATTAGAATTAAAAGACAATTACATTAATGTTACAACTACAAATACAAGTTTAATATTAGATCCTCACGGAACAGGAATAGTTGATTTTCAGTCAAGTGTTAATATTAATAATAATTTGTCTGTAGGAGGAAATATCAGTGCCGCAGGTAATTTACAATTTAACGGTACACTAACCATTGGCGATAACGCTGTTGATACCGTTGTTGTATCTCCGGACTTTACACAAAGTATTATTCCTGGAGATAACAACCTGTACGATCTTGGAAAACCAAACAAACGCTGGGCAGAATTTTGGTTTTATGACGATCCGGGCGTTACAAGCATTAATACAACAAATTTAATTATTAGTGGGCAAACACTAATAACAGGACATACAATATCAACAATTCAAAGCAACGACGATCTTGTACTTGACTCAGCATCTGGGAATATAACATTAGAAAAGATTAATATAAACGCTGGTGTTATAACAAACTTAGAAAATACCCCAATTACTATTACACAAACTGCCGCTGGATGGACAAAATTTAATACAGATACTGGTGTAGTTGTTCCTGTAGGTAATAATTCTCAGCGTCCATACATTGAAGAAGGTGACACTCGCTGGAATACCGAAAAAGGTTATTTAGAGTGTTTTGATGGTAATGTTTATACCGTAGCCACTGGTGGTGGCGTTGTAGTTACATTACCTATCATGGAAGAGCTTACTAATCTTTGGGCCCTTGTAGTGGGTTAATTTTCCTATACGACTAAATACTACTAATTGCAAGAGAAGACCAATTTTCTTGTAAAATTAACCTGTGGTAAACCCGCATAGAGCGAACAGCTGAAAAAGTGGTTATCCGTGAAACACGGTGTCTAGGGGAGAGCGTATGGCGATTGGTCGTATTTCCGGGCCGCTCTTAAAAGCCAATCTCATTAGAGATGGTGTGAATTTGGCTTTTGAGACCGACCTTCTGTATCTTGATGTAGTCAACTCCAAGATTGGCATAAACTCTGCTGATCCACAATTCGCCCTAGACGTAGTAGGTACAACCAGAACAACAGATTTAGAAGTTACTAATCAATTTGATATTGGTAACTTTACCATTTCTGGTAACACAATCAACAGCACACTTCCAACTATTAGCTTTACCGCATCAGGCGGTGAGGCAACAGCATACCATTCTAGACTAATTGTTAATGATCTAGAACTTAATAATAACACTATTTCAACAACCGTTTCTAATTCAAATTTAGAATTACGCCCTAACGGAACAGGAATAGTTGACATTCAAAGTTCTGCAAACATTACAGGAAATGTTACAATTGGCGGAAACATAAATGCTACAGGAAATGTTACAATTGGCGGCAATTTAGTAATCGGTGATAGTTTATTCGATACCGTTACAATTAACGCTAGTATTAAAAGCGACCTAGTACCAGAAACAGATAATACTTATGATATCGGTTCATCAGGAAATAGATGGAAAGATATCTATGCTAATAATTTTTATGCTAATACTTTAAATTTAAACACTTTTGATGTTGGAAGCATAACAATATTTGATAATACAATCACCACAACATCAGGGCAAGATTTAATTTTAGATCCAAACGGCTCTGGTGCGTTAAGAGTTGGTAATTTTTCTATTAGAGATAATGTAATTACAAATACGGTTTCAAATTCTGTTACTGAATTTGTACAATCTGGTGCAGGGTATTTTAAAATCACAGGAACAAATGCGTTTGTTCCACCTAAAGGAACTTCTGGACAAAGACCAGTAGCACCTTATCTAGAAGTTGGTATGACTCGTTATAATACTGACTCCAAGGCTTTAGAAATTTGGGACGGATTAGTTTGGGCCAGTCCGGCAGGTACCATTGGTGCTGTTTCTGAAGGTACAGCAAACGACATTGCAATCAAATATGCATTGACATTAGGATAAGAATAAAATGCCAACCACGTTTAAACATGCAGTTAACACAGGAATAGGAACATCACCAGTTGACGTATTACAAACCCCTATCGGTTATAGAATTACCGTGATCGGATGTAATCTAGCAAACACAACTGACTACGATGTTTGCGTTGTTGACGTTTATGTAGTTAGTGAGGATAGTGTTGAAGCAGTCTATATCAAAGGACTACCAATACCTCCAAACTCATCGGTAAAGTTAATTACTAACGGAGAAAAATTAATATTACCAGAAACAGCAGGATTAAGAATTGTCAGCGATACCGAAACAAGCGTTGACGCAGTAGTAAGTTACGTTGAGATATCATAAGGAGTAGAAGATGGCAGGCGGAAATAATTATTATTTAGGCGATGATCCGGTATCACGCCTAGGCGACACTCCTAGATTTTTCTACGGACTAAGAAAAAATGAAAATGGAAGTTTATTTTTAGCTAGGGTTGACCAAGTTAAAGATAAAGGAATTATTACAATTAATAATCCAGGTTTAGAAGAAAATAATTACACAGATTTTGAAACTGGTGTAGATTTTTTTGAAGGCATAGATGTTAACCATAACCCTGTTTACGAAAATTTAAACTATACTCAGTATAGATGGGACGATCGTCCAATGTTCTATTATATTAATGAAGAAGGTGAATTAGTTGTTCGTGTTAATGAAGGTTATGTCTATGATAACGGATCATCAGAGGAATAATAATAAATGGCAGATTTTAAATTAAGTAGATTTAGATATACTTGGCAGGGCGAATGGGCTCCTGCAACAAGATATAATCCTGATGACATTGTAAGTTACGGTGGAAAATCTTTCACCTGTTTAACAACACACGTTTCAAATTTTGATTTTTATGCTGACTTAGAATTTTATAATAATGATATTCCTCCATTATTAGTTCCAAGATGGGAATTGGTAGCAGACGGTGTCAGCTGGTTAGGAGACTGGGAAACCGATACATATTATAAAGTTGGTGACCTTGTTAAGTTTGGCGGAACAACTTATCTATGCGTAGAAGGTCATACTTCTTCTGCCCCAGATCCTGAAAATCCAACTTCTGCAACTTTAGATTCATATTTTTCAGCAGATGCTGATAAATGGACAATTCAAATCACTTCAAAAAATTGGGCAGAAGATTGGGCACCATCAACATATTATAAATTAAACGATGTAGTTCGTTATGGTGGTATTGCTTATCGTTGTAATTCCTCACACCTGTCAGCCGGATCATTTGAATCTGGTTTAGAAAATAGTCAAAGTTTTTGGGACGTAGTTAATGATTCTCTAGATTGGCAAGGAACTTGGACTATTAACACACGATATAAAGTAAATGATGTTGTCAAATATGGTGGTGTTACTTACAAATGTACCGTTGGTCATAAAGCAGCAGGTTCTGATACACTAGGGTTAAATGCTGATTACGGTAAATGGAGTATTTTACATAACGGATACGAATATGTCGGTACATGGGAAGATAGCGTTACCTATAAACTTAATGATGTAGTAAAATACGGTTCTTATCTGTACTATTGCACAACATTTCATTTATCTGCTACAAATTTTGATATTAGTAATTGGTCTATATTTTGCCCTGGAGCAGAATACGATGTAAATTGGTCATCAACAACAAATTATCAACAAGGCGATATTGTTAGATACGGTGGAAACTTATATGTTGCATTGAGCAGTAGCGTAGTCGGACAAAACCCATCAACACAGACAACAGCATGGCAATTATTATTTCAAAGCACAAGAATTGCCGGAACATGGGATGCATTTATTCAATATAAAATTGGAGATGTTGTTCGAAGAGGCGGAAATTTATATCTAGCATTTTCAGATAGCATTGGCCAAGATCCTGATATTCTTAATGACGGAAGCTCAACAAATTCTGCATATTGGGATTTAGTTATTCCCGGCTCTCGTTGGGTTGGTGTATGGACTCCGAACATTTTTTATCGTGCAGGTGATACGGTAGTTTGGGTTTCTAGCTCTTACAGATGCTTAGACAATCACGAATCCGATCAAACAAACAGACCGGACGACGATGCTGAGGATGGAAGTACCTTACACGGCCGTTATTGGGAAAAAATTACCGACGGAAATAAAAACAATCGATTAAAAAATCTAGGCGACATAAGAATGTTTGGCCCAACAGAAGATGGCAGTACCGTTGGATACACTAGATTGCCAGTTGGCGAACAGGGACAAGTTTTACAAGTTGAGAACGGCCTTCCAACTTGGAAAAATATGTTCGAATCAAACAAGGTTTATTATGTTGCACCTCACGGATCTGATGATGCAAGTTCTGGTACATCTCCACAAAAACCTTGGAAAACACTTAGATATGCAACAGAAAATGTTACAGGCTATGCAACAATTTTTGCAAGAACAGGCGTATTTGAAGAAATTTTACCTATTAGAATTCCTGCATTTGTAGCCATTGTCGGTGACGAACTTCGTGGAACTATTATTAAGCCTGCTGAAAATATATTCAGCAATGATTATATTAGTAGAATTTTAGATGCTGTTGATTACATAGGAATTATTGCATCATTGATAGTAAAAGAAGATGTAATAGGAGATACTGACGAAGAAAGTCCAGCATTCGGTACTAGAGTATATGGCCATCTTCCACAAGACTTCAGTGGTTCACCTGGCGGTGACGACGAAGTGTTAGCAATTACCTCTTTAGTAACTCAATTTAAAAATAGAGTTGAAAGTTATAACCCAGTAACTTTTTCTGGAACAAACACATTAACAGCAATTTCTGCAAGATTAAATGCATATAATCAGCTAGTTAATAATAAAGAGTTTATTATTAGTGAAACAACATCATACATTGAAGCAAATTTTGTTGATTCTACTCTAGCAGAACTTCCTGCTAGATGGACGCAAGATGTTACTAGGATTGTTGAAGCATTGATTCACGATATAGGATATCCTGGAAATTTCTATACCATTAATGCTGCAAACTTTTTTATCAACGGCAACAATGCAGAAATGAACAAAACTTCAAACATGTTCTTGTTACAAGACGGAACCGGTTTAAGAAATGCAACATTAATTGGGCTCGAAGGAACACTCGGTGAAATTAATGAATACGGAACAAGAAGACCGTCTGCGGGGGCTTATGCTTCTCTAGATCCGGGATGGGGACCAACTGATACTAGTGTATGGGTAGGAACTAAGTCACCGTTCGTAGTTAACTGCACTACGTTTGGTACAGGCTGTGTTGGATTTAAGATTGATGGAGACCTTCATGCCGGTGGCAATCAAACAATGGTTGCTAACGACTTCACACAAATTTTAAGTGACGGTATTGGTGTATGGGCCAACGGTGAAGGCCGAACAGAATGTGTTTCGATCTTTACATATTATTGCCACATTGGTTATCTATGTACAAACGGTGGTAAGATCCGAGGAACCAACGGAAACTGCTCTTACGGAACCTATGGTGCTGTATCTGAAAAATATAATACCACAGAAGATCCAATTACCTGCACCGTAAACAATAGATACTATGATGCAGATGTGTATCAGACTATGGTTAACGACGACCAAGGATTAATGAAGGTCTTTTATTCTCATGCCGGTAACGGTTATTCTAGTGCTTCATACTCTATTGTTGGTTCTGGAATTAATGCACAAGTTTCAGGTAATGAAATTAGAGATGGTGGAGTTTACGAAGTAAGAATTACAAATAGAGGCGATTCGTCTGCAGAAGGAGGTTCTGGATATGTGTTTACAACCAACGCCGGCCAAGGTACAACTGATGCATATACATTTGTAATTGCAGGATCAGACGAAAACGATGCTGCAACTTATAAAACAATGAGAATTTTAATTCCATCTGGTCAAGGTGTTGGCCAATATGGATATATTGCCGATTATGATGCAACAGGAAAAGTTGTTTATGTAGCTAAAGAATCTACAAGCCCAATATCATGTTCGGCAACATCTTCATCAGGAAACTGGATTACACTTTTAGACACCACAACATTAAGTGTAAATCAACCAGTGGTATTTTCTGGAACAACTATAGGAAACATTGCTAATTATGTTGTTTATTTTGTTCATACTATTGATTCATTAAACAACAAAATTAAAGTTAGCACATCGTCAGGCGGTTCAGTATATGGTCTAATTAACGCTACAGGTTCATTCTTATTACATGCAGCAGGGTGGGAACATCTTGTTGAGGGTACTCCTATACAAACATCGTTGAACACAACAGCAAATTATGCAATTGAACCACGAATTACATTTACTAGTCCGGGATTTACGTCAGCATCAACTACATTACCAAACAGCAGACAATGGAGTAGTTTGGCATTCAATGGAACATATTGGGTAGCGGTAGCTATTGACAGCAACGTTGCTGCTTATTCAGCCGACGGGGTAACCTGGACTAACGGCACACTTCCAGTAACCGCACTATGGACAAAAATAAAATATACTGGAGGAGTATTATTAGCTTTTGCTACAGGAGGTTATGTAGCAAAATCAACTAACGGCACATCTTGGTCATCGGTGACTATTCCGGGATCAACAGACTGGAGAGATGTATCATATGGAAATTCTACATGGGTAGCAATTTCTGGAAGCAAAAATATTGTTGCTACATCATTGGATCTAACAACATGGACTACATCTTCGTTACCAGAAGGTGCTGACTGGAACGCTATCGAATACGGTTCGGGAAAATTTGTTATAGTAGCCGCTAGTGATTCTTCAACAGCAGGTGCTGCGGTTGCATATTCAACAAATGGAACAGCGTGGACAGCCACAAGCATACCACAAGGTGCAATTAGCCTAGCCTTTGGTAACAATCGCTGGGTAGCACTATCAGGCGGTTATGCAGGTGCTACCGAAGTTTCAATTAGTTTTAACGGTTCAACATGGTATGAATCAACACTAACTGCGGCTAACTGGCAACAGGTAACTTATGGTCAAGGTCTGTTTGTTGCCGTTGCAACCGGTACAAATACTATAGCAATATCAAAAGATGGTTATAATTGGACTTATCAATCGATAAGCACAACAGCACCTTGGGCAGCAGTATGTTTTGGAAACCCAATGAAACCAGGAAAATTCTTAGCAATTGCAGGATTCTCGACTAACAGCAATGTTGGTAGATTAATCAGCACTGGTGTACAAGCACAGGCAAGAGCAAGAGTTGTTGCAGGAAGAATTTCTAGTATTAATATTTGGGAACCTGGTAGCGGATACACATCAGCACCAGCAATGACCATTACAGATCCAAGTAACAGCTCAGATGTTTCTACAGCAGTTAGAATTGGTAATGGAGTTTTAGGTAATCCTACAATTATTAATGCAGGTACAGGTTACGAAACTTCTAGTACCGTATTAACCGTATCAGGAGACGGGTATAAAGATCAATATCAAATTGGAGACTCTTTAGTTGTTAATAACTTGACTAGAATTCCAGGACCGGGCGATAACTTAAACATTGCTGGAATTGACGATTACACTTATAAATTATTAACAGCAACAATCTTAAGCGGATCAATTGGAAACTATACCGCAAGATTAACCATTGCTAAAGATCTAGGAAGAGAAGAAAGCCCAGAACACGGAACATCGGTTGAAATTCGTCAGCAATATTCGCAGGTTCGTTTAACTGGACATGACTTTTTAGATATCGGTCTTGGAGGATTCTATTCAACTAACTACCCGGATACATTAAATCCAAACGGAACCGTTCTTGCTCCAGAAGATGAAGTTAGAGAACGCGATGGAGGTCGTGTGTTCTACACAAGTACTGACCAAGACGGTAACTTTAGAGTTGGTGAATTATTCTCAGTTGAACAGGCAACGGGCACGGTTACATTAAATGCTCAATTCTTTGAACTACAAGGTCTAGAAGAATTGAGGTTGGGTGGTGTTACCGTTGGTGGATCAGGCGTTGTCGTTAGAGAATTTTCAACAGACATAACGTTTACAGCAGATTCAAACAATGTTGTACCAACACAGAGAGCAATTAAAGCGTATATTCAAAGACGTGTTTCTGGAGGTGGTGCAGACGCAGTTACAGCCCAACTTGTTGCTGGTATTGTTCAAGTTGGACCACAGGCACTTGGCACAACTACAGGGGATGAGTTAATTTTTACATCAAAAGTAAACTTTAAACGAGGAATAGACGGAACTATGTTAGTGGCATCTAAGTTCTTATCAGGAACTTAAAAACCTAGCATTTACGGATTGAATAAATATTAATACTTGCATAACGGAGCTATAAATGGCAGAGTTTAAATTAGGTAGAATTAGATTTGTATGGAAAGATGACTGGACAACCGGTACTACATACTATAAAGACGACATTATTGCATATGGCGGACGTACATATCTTTGCGTAGTCGGTCACACAGCAGCAGCTGATTTCTATACAGACTTAGATAATATTCCAACTAAATGGAATTTGTTTGCAGACGGTCAAGTTTGGAAAGGTGATTGGACTGCAACAACACTTTACAAAGAAAACGACATCGTTAAGTACGGTGGTTATGTTTATATTTGTAATAATGGACATACTAGTGATTCGACATTAGAAGATAATCAAAGCGATTGGGATTTATTTGCAGAAAGTTTTGATTGGAAGAGTGCATGGGTCGCTGGAACAACATATAAAGTAAATGATATTGTTAAGTACGGTGGTTACACCTACCTATGTAACACCGCACATACTGCCGCAGGTACAAATGCTCTTGGATTAGAAGCTGATCAAAGCAAGTGGGATTTATTTTCTAAAGGACTTGATTGGAAAGGTGCATGGACATCATCTACTAGATATAAACTAGGCGATGTTATCAAGTACGGCGGTACAACATATGTATGTAACGAATATCATACATCAGCTGCTACCGTTGCTCTTGGATTAGAAGCTGATCAAAGCAAGTGGGATTATTTTAATCAAGGCGTTGAATACAAAGGTGCATGGACTACAGCAACAAGATACAAGGTCAACGACCTAGTTAAAAATGGCGGTGGCGTTTATATTTGTATTACTGACCACACAGCAGCAGCAAGTTTTGTAACCGATGTTGCTAAATGGAATCAATTTGTTGAAGGTGTTGAATTTGAAAGCGATTGGACTTCAGGTACAACATATCAACCCGGCGATATTGTTCGCTACGGTGGAAATACTTATATTGCAAAAACAGATCATGTATCTGCTGGCGGATTTGCACCGTCAACTAATTCAACAGATTGGGATTTGTTTACAACAGGATTTAGACTTGCTGGCGATTGGTCGTCTGGTGCATCTTATAAAGTTGGCGAAATTGTTCGTAACGGCGGTTTTACCTATGTTGCCACAGCCGATAATTCAAACCAAAGACCGCCAAACGCATCGTATTGGAGTTTATTAAACGAAGGTATCAAGTGGAGAAGCACATGGGTAACTTCAACGGCTTATATTTTAGGCGACGCAGTTAAGTATGGACCAAATTCTTATATTTGTGTTCAAGCCCACACAGCATCAACACCAAGCCGTCCAGATAACGACACTCTTGGAACTTATTGGAATTTATTAACAGCAGGTAACGAAGAAAGCGTACTTACTACTGCTGGCGACTTAGTTTATTATTCAGGATCTGGCCCAACAAGATTACCAATAGGCGACGAAGGTCAGGTACTTTCAGTAGATGGTGGTTATCCAGCATGGGCATACTTTGGTCGTGTATCAAAAGTTTATTATGTTGCCCCTCACGGAACAAACACTCCTGCTCCAACATTTGGTCTAACCATTGACCAACCATGGGCAAGTGTAAGATATGCTGCTCAACAAGTTGAAGCAGGTACTGAATACCCAAATGCAAAATATCTACTTTCTATCAACAGAACATTTATTCAGAAAGAAATTGTTGAATGGGTTGATTATCAAATTACCGCAGGCACAGGAATTTGGTCAGGTTTCTCATATGATAAAACTATTTGCCAAAGAGATATGGGTCTATTAGTAGATGCTATTGTCTATGATATTTCTCATACAGGAAATGGTAAAACTATAGAAGCTGCTCAAGCCTATTTTACAACATTAGGCGCAAGCTATATTAGCGGACAAGAAGCTCAGACCGTTGCTGCAATTAATTACGGTGTAAGTTTGATGGATAGCATTTTATCTAATGCTGCACCTGCTGCAAATTATCAAACATTGAATGGTATTTCTGTAGGAAACAGAATTAAACAGGTAATTGACACAAACTATACAGCCGAAACCGATGCATCAGACTTAGTTTCGTCTTTAGTTTCTATAGTAACAGATGCAATCACAGCCGGAGATACAGATTCTCTTCCAGCAGAAGAAATTCCACACTTTACAATTTTTGTTAAAACCGGCCATTATTATGAAACATTACCAATTATCGTACCTGCAAATACCGCAGTGGTTGGAGATGAATTACGTGGAACAAGAACTGAAGCATCACCAAGTGTAATTTCAGCTAATGAAAAAACTAAATCTATATCAGCTCTTCAACGTATTCAATCTATTGTTGATGATATTATTACAAATACTGCTGTGACACCTACAACAGGAAACAGCGAAACACAGAATACAACAGGACAAAGAGCAGGCACAGGCACCGGAGCAGCTACTTTATTCACAGATAGTAATATCTTAGAAATGAAGAAAGTAATTGAACTTGGAGATTCGTATGCATCAGCATTTGTATATCCAACTCCAACAGGCGGATCTAACAATGCTTCAGATGCAGGCTATCTAAATGCGGCTCGTTTAATTCTTGCTAACAAGTCTTTTATTCAAGACGAAGTTTCAGCATATATGAATACAAACTATAATGCTGTTTGGACAGCATTAAGCGCAGGAGATAAAGCAAAATGTACTCGTGATATGGGCTACATTGTAGACGCTCTTGTATACGATTTAACATACGGCGGTAATCTACAAACCGTAATTGCCGCTCGTGCTTATTATAGTAACGGAGTATTAGTAGAACCAGCAGGTCAAAAAACAGCACTATTAGCCACCGTTAATAGAATCAAAGACATTATTGACAATATTGCAACTGGTAATACTGGCGGATGGACTAAGTCTACAGGAAACACATCTACACAAGATACTTCAGGTACAGCTGGCTCAGCAGGTGCAGCGACAACTGCACAGACTCGTGTTCAAGAAATTTATGACACAATCAACACTGGAACAGCACCAACAACCGTTGCTCCAGATATTACATGGCCAGCCGCAGGTTTGTTAACTGCTGGTGCTAAAATTCTTGCTGCAAAATCATATATTCAAACAGAAACAATCGAATATATTAACGAATATTTCCCAACTCTATCATATGATGAAACTCTATGTAAGAGAGATACAGGATATATTATTGATGCATTATACTATGACTTCTTGTTTGGTTCTAATTATATGTCTATTAAAACCGCAAGTTCATATAGAAGAGGAATCACATCAACACAGGTTGTTTTAAATAGCCAACTTGCTCCAACCTTAGCAACCGTAGATTTTATCTTTGCTAAAGTTCAAGAACAATTAAGACTATCTACTTCTGCACTTTCTATTGTAAACAATGCAAGAGAAATTAAAGATGTTCTTAACAACGGTCTTGCTTATGCAGATTCTTATGTTCGTCCAACACCAACCGGCGGAACTTATGGTTATACTTCAGGTTATTACAATGCCGCAAGATTAATTCTTGCTAACAAATCATTTTTACAAGCTGAAGTTACAGCATATATGGTTTTAAACTATAGTTCTTTATGGACTAGTTTAGGAGTATCTGGACAAACAGCATGTACAAGAGACATTGGATATATTGTTGAAGCATTGTATTATGATTTAATGTATGGTGGTAACCTAGCAACCGTTATTGCTGCACGTTCATATTATAGTAATGGAACATTTGTTGAACCTTCATCCGAGAAAACTGCTGCTATTGCTGTGCAAAATCGTTTAATTGCAATTATTACTTACATTGCACAAGGTAATACAGGTAGCTGGACAAAGACAACAGGAAATGCTGCTACTCAAGATACAACAGGCACAGCAGGAAGTTCAACAGCTGGTACTTATGCAGCAACACGTTTAACAGAAATACGTGACACTATCAATACTGGCACAACACCATCTAGTGTTGCCCCAGAAACAACATGGGTAAGTGCAACACTTTCTGCCGCTAATACAACATTACAAGCAGCTAAAACATCTATTCAAACTGATGCGGTTCAACATATTAAGAGAGAATTTGCAACATTAGACTTTGACGAAACATTATGTTCACGAGACGTTGGGTATATTGTAGATGCACTAGGCTACGATATGATGTTTGGATCAAACTTCTTATCGATTCAAAACGGAATGGCATATCAAAGAGGCCTTTCTTCAACTGGTGTTGTTCTTGCTAGCCAGTTAGAAGCAACTAGTAGAATTATTGACTTTATTGGAGTTCGTTCTGCGCTAGTTGCTGCCGGCGATGCAGTTTCTCAAGTAGAAATTTTACTTTCAAACATCATCGGATATGCAAATTCAGGAGCACTTCCAATTGTTACTGGAACAAATGTTCCAACAAAAGATTTAGATGTGTTAAATGCTGCAGAAATTCTACTACTAAACAAAGAATTTTTAGCCGCAGAAGCAACAGCTTATATCAACAACACTTACAAAGCAACCGTAACAGCAACAACTTCAGATGATAAACTAACTTGCTCAAGCACAGCATGGATGCAAGTCGGAGATGCTGTAAGATTTACTGGTACTACATTTGGTGGTGTTTCAACAGGAACAACATATTACATTTATAGCATTATAAGTGCAACACAATTTAAGATCAGTACTTCAGAATCATTGACAGGAGCTCTTGATTTATCAGCAGCCTCTGGATCAATGACTATGACATTCTACTATCTAAGCTCTTACTGCCAAAACGATATTAGAAATTACGTTGAAGCACTAGCTTACGATTTAAAATATACAGGAAACTACAAATCTGCATTAGCAGCTCGTTATTACAGAAACGCATTAACTGGTTCAAAACTAGAAGATATGTATCTAGTTAGAAACGGTTGTGGAGTTAGAAATCAAACATTACTAGGCCTTGACGGAAGCTCAGACGGAACAACACCTGGAGCTAACCCAGTAAGCGCAACAGGCCTATTACCAGCAAACGAATTTGGTACACAACGTCCATTAGCAGGTTCTTATGTTTCTCTAGACTATGGTTGGGGACCAAACGATGACCGCGTGTGGGTAACTAACAAATCAACATATACACAAAACGTTACAACCTTTGGTACAGCGGCTGTTGGTCAGAAGATTGACGGCTCATTACACAATGGCGGTGTTGATTCGATGGTGTCTAATGACTTTACTCAAGTTATTAGCGATGGAATTGGCGCATGGGTAACTAACTTAGGTCGTGCAGAACTTGTTTCGATCTTTACTTACTATGCACACGTTGGCTATCTAGCAGAAAACGGCGGTAAAATTCGCGGAACAAACGGTAACAACTCTTACGGCGACTATGGTGCTGTAGCAGAAGGCGTTGATGTTACTGAAACACCAATTACCGGTTTAATCAATAACCGTTCAACAGAAGCAGATATTAGAAACGTTATTACTGACGGTAACAATATTTTATTATTAGAATATGGAAACGCTGGTAGCGATTATCATACAGGGTCGTATTCAATATCCGGTGCAGGCTATAGTGCAGCAACTAGAATGGGAGAATTCCGCGATAACGGAGTGTTCCAAGTTAGATTAACTGATCCAGGCGATAGCTCCGGAACAGGCGGCACTGGTTATGTCACTGCTTCTAACCAAGCTCAGGCAGGAAACACAACTCAAATTACACTTGCCGCAGCAGATACAGCAACAAGTTCTGCATACGTTGGAATGGCTGTTTATATTACAGCAGGTACAGGTGCAGGACAATACGGTTATATTAATTCTTATAACGCTGGTTCAAAAGTAGCTACCGTTTATAAAGAATCAACAGGTACAGCAGGTTGGGATCACGTTGTTCCAGGAACTGCAATTGCTAGCTCGCTAAGTTTAACATCAACTTATGTTATTACTCCAAGACTATCATTTACAGCACCTGCATTTACTAAATCATTATCAACTCTTCCAGCAAGTTCTACCTGGACAGACATTGCATTTGGCGATGGTTATTCAACTTACACCGGACTATCTGGAACTACAAGCGGTTCAGGAAATCTAGCAACATTTGATGTTTCTAGAAGAAATGGAGTTTATAGTGTAACTATCAATTCGCCGGGTGTATTATATGCAGTTGGTGATACCGTTACAATTTTAGGTGCAAGTTTAGGTGGTACCACGCCAACTAATAATTTAACAATCACCGTGTCAACCGTATCCGGTGTAAGTGGTGGAATTACAAGCGTGTCAGTATCTGGTACTGCTGTAACACCAAAATACGTAGCCATAGCTAGTGGAACAGCCAGTGGTGCTTATTCCGCAGACGGATCAACATGGACTGCAATGACTTTACCAGCATCTGCAACATGGACCGCTATTGCCTACGGCCAAGTTAGCACAGGAGTTAGTTACTTTGTAGCAGTAGCAAGTGGTGGCACAAGTGCTGCATACTCAACAGATGGTATTAATTGGACTAGCGCAAGTTTAGGAACATCAGCTTCATGGTCAGATGTTACCTACGGTAATCAAAAGTTTGTTGCTGTTTCTAGAACATCTGGTTCTGCTTATTACTCTGTAAGTACAACAGGAACTTCATGGTCAACTTCAACACAGAGCGTTGATGCAGTAGCAGTTACATACGGTTATAATAGATTTGTTATGATCGGTGGCGGCTTCAGCAGAGCAAGTGCTTATTCAACAGATGGATCAACATGGACCGTTGGAGCAACTAGCCTACCAGCTAACAATGACTCAACTACATCAAATTGGATTGACGTTGCTTATGGTAACGGACGTTATGTGGCAATTTCAGACAGCTCTGGAAATGCAGCTTACTCATTTGATGGCGCAACATGGACAGCCAGCACACTTCCAGGAATATATGAGTGGAGTTCTATTAACTATGGCGGCGGTGTATTCTACGTAACATCGTACGGTGATTACGCAGCAACATCTGAAGATGGTGTAACGTGGACACTACGTGACGGTTCACATGCTAGCCTAGCAATTTCAACAACAGCTAAAGATACTAATCCTGGATCATATACTGCAAGAACATTGCCTGCAAGTGCATATTGGCAAGATGTTATCTGGACAGGCAGCAAATTTGTTGCAGTTGGTCACGATAACGTAGCAACTCCATATGCTGCTTCAAGTACAGACGGCGAAACATGGACATCTGTTACACTAGCAACACCATCGAGTTCATGGGAATATACAGCAATTGCATATAACGGTTCTAATCAGTATATTGCTGTTATAGCAAATACACGTCATCTTGCTACATCTACAGATGGAGTAACATGGACAGGAACTACTAACGCTATTCCAACTCAAGGCCAGTGGTCAGATATGATCTATGCTGGCAGCAAATATGTTGCAATTAGCGGTGGACAAAATAGAACCGCTTACTCAACAGATGGGGTAACATGGTTAAACGGCACAATTAGTGCTAGCTCAACAGAATATACAAGTATTGCATACGGTCAGCCAGGAGCAACAGCATATTATGTTGTAGTAACAGGTATTACAGCAACTAGCCAATTAAGTGCTTATTCTACAGACGGTATTACTTGGACCGCAGGTAATACATTGCCAAGTGCAGACTACTGGAGTTCAGTAGTTTATGGCAATGGTAAGTTTGTAACGGTAGCTGGAGGACCAAATGGAACTTCAACTAAGGCTGCTTACTCATCAAACGGTACATCATGGACATCGGCAACTATGCCGGGTGCAGCAGCACGTTGGTATAGAGTTGTTTATGGTGGCGGAGCTTATACAGCTTTTGCTTATAACTCTACAAGAACAGCATATTCTACAGATGGTATTACATGGGTAGAAGGTCCAGCACTACCTGCAACACGTAACTGGAATGCTGCGGCCTATGGAAATAATAGAAATGTAGCACTTCCAACTACAGCATCGAGTGGTGCTGCAAGCATTAATTTTGTATTGAATACAAATTTAATAACAACATCTGATACAACAGCAAATATTAGTGTAAATGATCGTGTAAGATTCACAGGCACTACATTTGGTGGTGTTAGAAATGACACATACTATTGGGTAATTAGTGTTGAATCTACAAATACTACACAATTCTCAGTATCTACATCTAAAGGCGGATCCGCCCTAGTTCTTTCAGCGGCATCTGGAACAATGACAGCGGTAGTGGCTAAAGAATACGTAGCATCTGCATTAGGAAGTATTTCTGGAAGTCCAAAATGGATGGTACTTGCTCCAACAAGTCCAAAAGCACAAGGCGTAGTTGCTGGCGCCAAGACTAGAGCCAGAGCTTATGTAACAAATAACCAAATTACTGAAATTTGGATTCACGAACCAGGTAGTGGTTACTCAAGTGCTCCAACTATGACTATCACTGATCCTAATAACACAGGATCAGATGCAACCGTCGAAATTAGAGTAGGAGATGGAGCATTAAGTCAACCAATTTGGACCAATAGAGGAACAGGTTATACCGCAGCATCTGCAACCGTAACAGGCGACGGATATGCTGACAACTATCAAGTAAGTTCATATGTTGGATTTAAGAATCTAACCGATGTTCCAAGAGCAGGTTCAAACGTTCAGATCGCAGGAATTAACGATGTTTGGTATAGACTAGTTACCGTAACTGGATTAATACCAAATACTGACGGTACTTACAATGCAACTCTACAACTAAGTCCAGCATTGGGAGCTGCCGAAGCACCGGATCATGAAACAGCAATTTCAATTCGTAGACGTTATTCACAGGTTCGTTTAACAGGACATGATTTCTTAGACGTGGGAACAGGTAATAAAACACAAACAAATTACCCAGACTTGCCGTTACAAGATCCAGTTCCTGCTAACGAAACCGTTGGCTCAGAAGGCGGTCGTGTGTTCTACACAAGTACTGACCAAGACGGTAACTTTAGAGTTGGTGGATTATTCAACGTTGAGCAATCAACTGGTGTTGCAACATTGAATGCTGACGCATTTAATATTGCAGGGTTGAACGAACTTTCGCTGGGTTCTGTAGCATTGGGCGGTTCAGGAGCAACAATTTCTGAATTTTCAACAGATCCGTTCTTTACACAAGATTCGGACTCTGTTATTCCAACTCAACGTGCTATTAAAGCATATATAACAAGCCAAATTGGTGGCGGCGGTTCTAGTTTGAACGTAAACACCCTAACAGCGGGCGTTGTATACATAGCTGGTCAGACCATCGCTACTACTACGAATGTTCAAATCAACATAAATACTAAGGTGAATTTCAAAGGCGGTATTGCTGGCGATCCACTGGTATTGAACTACTTTTTATTGAACAAATAATGGAGAATTTATAAATGGCAACAGGATTATTAGGACAATCAGCGTTAGCATCAGCTACCAATACCGTAGTCTATACCGTTCCAACTGGTTATTTCACCGTACTATCAATTAACGTTTTGAATAGAGGAACAACAGCAGTGAGTATTAGAATGGCTCTAGCTGCAACTTCGACTCCGACAAACGCAGAATACATTGAATATGATGTGCAAGTTGGTGCAAACGGTGTGCTAGAGAGAACAGGTATTATGATGAATGCTGGTAAAAATTTAGTTGTTTATGCCAGCAATGCAAACGTATCAGTGAATGCGTTTGGTATTGAGACATCTACAACTTAATTATTAGGAGATAACATAAAATGGGAAGACAGGTATCATCCTTCGGAACAGATGCAGTAACTAACAGAACGTTAACTTCATCAACAACATTGAATTCTGGAGAAAGAATTTTTGCTGATGCAACATCAACAGCTTTTACTCTTACTTTACCAGCATCACCATCAGTAGGTGATACAATTCAAATTATTGACGTAGCAGGAAACTTTGCTACTAACAACGTAACCATTGGCAGAAATGGTAATAAAATTCAAAACTTATCAGAAGATTTAGTTTTAAACCTTAACAATGCTGCGGTAACAATGATTTATTCAGGCTCAACATTTGGTTGGGTATTTATTGGACCATAATTAGGGAAAACAAATGAAATTATCAGACCTATTATCTACAAGAGAGATTACAGCCAATCAGGATAATCTTGAAAAAGGCAAGGTCTGGACGGTCTCACCCACCGGCATGTATTCATGTATTAGATCTGACATGTTGTACTGCTGGACATCACCTGGTTGTGGAACACTAACTATTGAGATGTGGGGTGCAGCAGGCAGCGGCGCTCGTATGTGCTGTTGTGGCTTTGGCCTTCCAGGAAATGCTCCGGCATATTCTAAAAAGACTATTGCAGTTTTTTGTGGCAGCTATATTTGTGCTTGTCCATCAATGTCTTGTAACTCTCACAGCTTATGTTTTTCAGGATGCAGCGACCCGTCATATCTAAGATGGGGTAATGCTCGAGACCTTTGCGGTTATACCGGCGGATGTATGTGTGCTCAAGGCGGACGTGGAGGCATTGCTATATGCTCAACTTCAACATCTGCTTATTGCTGTTATCTATATTGTACATTCTGTACAACACGTTATAATTCTCCAACAGGTTGCGATAACTGCGCAATTGTGTGTAACCAATGTCCAGGCGCATGGATTGCCTGCGGCTACGGTGGCGACATTAACTGCTGCGGTTGCGTTGGATATGTACACTTTAAAGGTTGCTATCCATCATGTCCTTGCCAAACTGAAGTTTACATTCCTTTTGCTGCTGGCGTGTATAGTACACAAGGTGGTTACTTATCGTATATTAACGATGCAGACCCAGAATATTCTGAATGGTCAGGAATGGGTAACTACAATCAACAATATGCAATTAACAACGTAGGTAAATGGCCAAGTGGCGGTATGCCATGGCACACTTGCTATTCAGGCACTCAATCATGTGGATGTTATGAACAAAACGGTTGTCAAGTTCATATGCCGTATGGTGTAGCCGGTGGACCTCCGTTTCCATGTCCAGACGTTCGTGACCACGGCAGACGAGGCGGCCACGGTGCAATTAGATTAACATATAGAGGTTCTGGAATATATGAACAGAATTGCTCAAGACTAGGAGGCGGTTACTAATGTCAACATTAACACAATTATTAGGTAATCGTGAATTAGCCTGGGAAGATAACTTAGAAAAAGGTCGTATCTGGGTTTACTCAGACGGCAATATGTACACATCATTCTGTAATGGTTTCTGTTGGAAACCACCAGGATGCGGTAAAGCAATTATTGAAATTTGGGGTGCGTCTGGATCAGGCGCACAAATGTGTTGCTGCGGTGTGGGATTACCTGGAAACCCAGCAGCCTATGTAAAAAAATGTATTTGTGTATGTCCTTCAAACTATGTTTGCGGGTATGTAGGTCGTTCATGCAACAACTCTTCAGCACTTTGTTTTAGAGGATGTTCGGAAGCAACCTGCGTATGCTGGTTTGGTTGTGCTCCTAAACCTGTATGGGAAGGCGGACAAGAACCAAATAGACAAGAATCATTTAGAGGCAACAATCCGTGGGGATGGGGC